CAGAAAAGGGGATGTGGTTCAACAACGGCTCAGGGCTCGACTTCAGCTCGGCCGGAGCTCACTACAAGAAGCTCATTTACATCTGGATGCGCGTCAACACTTCGGCGCTCATCGACACGATGGCCAACGGTGGCCTGAAGATATGGGTCGGCACATCGACAACAAATTACGCGACATTCACGGTAGGCGGCAGTGACTTTGGAATCCCCGACAACGAGGGATGGATCTGTTACGTAATAGATCCGTCCTTGACTCCGACGGCAACCGCCGGCTCAGGACTGAGCTTAGCCTCGATCCAGTACATCGGCGGCACGATCAAGACAACGACGACGGCCAAGGGACAGAATTTCGGAATTGACCGCATTGCCTACGGTCGTGGGATCATCAAAGGCACAGGCACGGCAACGACAGGGAAGGGATTCAAGGACCTAGCAGACTGGGACTGGAGCACGGACCGGACGAACCGCTACGGTATTCTCACGGTCAAGAGCGGCGTCATCTACTGCAAGGGACTGATCCAGATCGGCGATGATTCCGGCACGCTAGCCACCACGTTTACATCGAACGATGAAACGCTCGTGTGGGAACAGCCGCTATATTACAACGGCACGAGTCGGGTAAAGGCCGTTCCTGACGCGGACGCCGCGGGTAGGAATTACTTCGGCGTCGACGTCGTCGGCAACGCGACGGGCGCAACGAACGTCACGATCGGGACGCTGGTAGGTAGCGACGCTGGACGTAGTGGCTCGACGTTCCAGTCCGCGCTCAATTCGGATCTAACGACTCCCGCGCGGGCCGTATGCAGGCTGACGGCATCGAATGCCAATGTTACAAGTCTCAAGATATACGGGTCCACGTTTCGCAACTGGGAGCGCGCGTCGCCGAGCAACGCGCTCGACATGTCCAACCGCGTGGCTACGGACGAGTGCTTTAGCTCGGTCTTTGACGGCTGCGGACGTCTCTACTTCGGCGGCGTCTCGGTCAGAAACTGCAGCGTCCTGAACAGCATCACAGACGCAACGGACGGCGCGGTCAAATGGGACAGCCTCACCGGCATCCAAAAAACGTCGTTCACGAACAACACTCGAGCGATCGTGTTCGAGGCGACAACGGGCACGCCGTTCGCCTTCGTCGGCATTCTATTCTCGCCGACGACGAATGCCGTCAGGAACGAGTCGAACGGCGAAATTACGATCAACGTGAGTGGTGGTGGCAACACGCCTACGGCCGACAACGCCGGCACAAGCACGACGTTCATCAATTCTTCCGTGAGCGTGACGGTTACCCCGATCGTTGCCGGTTCCGAGGTTCGCGCCTACCGCGTTTCGGATGGTGTCGAGCTCGACGGAACAGAGAGTGCGGCTGGCACTTCGCACGTGCTGAGTCTTCCAGCGGGAACACCTGTGCACATCGTGGTCCTGTCGTACAATCCACCGAGGATCCCCGTGCGGCGCGAAAACAAGACCTTCAACGCCGACCAGACGTTTGATCCTGTGCAGCAAACTGATGCGAATTACCAAAATCCGTGACCCATGGCCGACGTAGTCCAGTTCGACCCGGACAATCTCCGCATCATTGAGATCAGCGCGGGCGGCGACAACGAGCTCAGCGTCGTCGAAATCTATAGCGAGATGAAGGATTGGCTTCTAGCCGATCCCGCGCGGCTCGCCTACCCGCAGGCCATGCGTTACGTGGGCGGCGACGCGATCAGTCCAACGCAAGACCTCGGCTCGACGTTCTTTTTGCTGAACGGCTGGCGCATCCGACCCGCGGAACTCACGCACAAGCTGACGCTAATTGGGAATCTGTTCACCGATCCCGCGGGCGAAAGCGTGTTCGTGCCGACACTCGGTGCATTCAATGTCAACACGGAGACGCGCGTCTCCAATCTCGTGGACGCGGTCCTAGTCAACTCTGCCGAGATCCAGTTCGCCAGTTTCGAAAACACAGTTGCGGTCGACATAACGTCCGCGTTCTCTGGCGCGAGCTACCCCAACGGTACACGTCGGCAACCCGTCAACAACATGACCGACGCGCTCGCGATCGCACAAGCGCGCGGCATCGGATCGTTTCTGATCCTGTCGAGCATGACGCTGACAGGTGTCGACGTCTCCGAGATGGTGCTCGACGGTCTCAATCATGGCGTGACACTGACCGTGGATGCGTCGGCGGACGTCCAAAATTGCGGGTTCAACAATCTTACGCTTCAGGGCACGTTCGACGGCGCAACGCACGTGCGCGATTGCTTCGTTATGGATGTGGACATTATCCACGGGCATTTGACGCGATGCTCGCTGATGGGCGCAATAGCTCTGAGCGGCACCGGCGATCTGCTCATCGACAACTGCATCGACGGTATGCCTGGTCTCGGCGTTCCGTCCGTGGACTGTGGCGGCGCGGGTAGCTCACTAAACATCCGCGGGTATCACGGCGGGATCGCGCTCACGAACAAGACCGGCGCCGAAGATTTCTCGATCGACCTCGTCGGCCGCCTGATCCTGGACACCACGGTAACCGGCGGATCGATCATCGTGCGCGGTATCGGCCACATCGAGCTCGGCGGCGCCACGGCGACGATCATCGATTCGGACCTCGTAAACCCGGCGCTTGTTGCGACGGAAACAGACGCGACGCTGACCGCCGAGCACGGCACGGGCTCGTGGCAGAGCGGATCGGGCGGGCTCACGGTGCAGGACATCGTCGACGGCGTCCTAGACGAGCCGACGGCGTCGCACTTGGCGGCCGGCAGCGTCGGCGAGAATGTGAGCCGCCTCGATGCAGCGGTGACATCGCGCAGCTCCCATGCCGCAAACGACGTGCGGGACGCGATCCTGAGTGACTCGACACCGTTTCAGGGCGCGCGCATCGACGCCGCGGTTAGCTCGCGGGCGGCGCCCGGTGCGGAGATGGCGTTGACGGCAACGGCTCTTGCTGGCGCTGTGCTTGAGATTTGGGCGCACGTACTGTCGGGGACGATCACGGCGGAGCAGGCGCTGCTGGAGCTTTACCGGTTGAGGGGGTTGGACGCTGCGAATCCGTTGCATGTGAGCAAGACAGACAACGCCCTTCGTGTTCCTGCCAACGGATCGCTGATAGAGATCGTCGGCGTAGAGAATGGCGAGAATGCAACTTTTACCCGCCAGCCGTAACGCATGTTTGAAGAGCCGTTCACGGTCGCAAGCGTCGGCCTGCTCGGCGCTGATTTTTTCACGACCGCCGCGGACGGCTACCTACTCGGCGACGCTGATCTGGTCGACGTCGTCTCGCCGTTCCCCGCAATCTCGACGTCAACTCTCGTTGCGACCGCGGCGTCAGCGACTTTCATTCAATCGATGCGCGCTAGCTCGACACTCGAGCCCACCGCCGAGAGCTTGTCCACTTCGACGCAAGCCGAGTCCACAACGACGAGCTCGCCGCAACCCGTAGCGCAATCAAGTTTAGTCGGCGTTGCTCGGTCGAAGAGCACGATGCACTAGGGCTTGCGGGGGCGGCCACTCGGTGTTGTCAGAATGCGTTCCACTGGCCACCCTCTGTGGAAACGCCACAACAGCATTTTGGCACGAACCCCGAGATGCTCGGCCCATTCTTGGACGCAACGGCTGGTCCCCTGAAATTCAAGCACCACGTTGTATCTCCTGTTGCGGCTTTGCTGCGTTGGATTTGCCCACCTCACATTTCCAGGTTCGTAATCGCCATCATTGTCGATGCGATCGATCGACATTCCCGGTGGGCGCTCGCCCATGTCAGCGAGAAAATTATCGAAGGACTGCCAGCGGGCGCACACCTGGATGCCGCGCCCACCGTAGTAAGCGTAAGGCCGGCTATTTTCACGGGTACACCGATCAAGCATGCCGGACCACGTCTTGTATGTATCGGTGAGTTTGCCGCCCCGGCTGTGCCCGTGTGTGACGGGGCCGATATTTGCGCAGCCGCAGCTTGTCGACTTGCCGCTGCGAAGATTGTTGCTCTGAACAGGACGTTCCGTGCCGCATGCGCAGCGACACATCCAGCGCGTCCTGCCATCCGTCGCATTGGTGGCTGGCCCCAGCACGACCCATCGCCCGTAGCGCGTTCCGGGCACTTCGATTATTCTGCTCATCGTCGATGTCCTCCTTTCAGGACTTCGGCCACGCGGGTCGGTCGTGTGACAGCGACGCGACCCGCACTGATTTCTAGCACAGCAACAGTCTGGCAACCATGCCTAAGTACAGCTTCTTCAGATCAAATACTCGCAGGCTGTCGCACGTGGTGCAGCGTCCGGACTCAACCGGCGCGCTGCAAATAGAGAATCTCTCGGGCGCTACCCTCAGATTCACCGCGAAACGCAAGCTATCGGATACGTATGCAAGCGCGATTATAAAAAAGCACAGCGGTGTTGATGGAGGGATAGTCATCACTGACAGTGCCGCCGGTCTCGCTCAGACACTGATTCTACCGGCAGACACGGTCGCGCTCTGTGTCGACGGAAAGCGCGAGGTGCTCTTCTATGACCTCGAGCTGGAGACCGCACTTGGCGAGGTCGAGACGACGGAGGCAGGCCAGCTAATCATCGAAGCGGACGTGACGGACGATTTGTCACCCGTCGGCCCGCCCGCCGCGCCGCCCGATCCGATAACTCCCGGCGTCTTCCTGCAGTACGACGGCACCACGAATGTATGGAGCACGTGGACGCTACCCGAGGAAGTGCTCGCGGGCGACGTCAACAAGGTCCTGACCGTCACCGCTGCGGGCGTGGTGTCACTGCAGGTCCCGTCCGGCGGGCTAAGTGCTCCCGCAGACCCAGCGGACGACGGCAAGCTTGCAGTCGCCAGTGGCGGCGACCTCGTCTACTCCACGATCTACGACTCGAGCCCGCTGCACTGGGGCGCCAACGGTCCGGGCACCGGCAGCGGGAGCACGAACTATCTCGTGGCTGGCGGCGGCAACACAGCCACGGGCGTCGTTACCGCGGTACCGGGCGTGCACGTCGTCCAGGACGACGGAACGCTGGACATCCTGCAGGCTCACCACAGCAATCCAACCGGCAGCGCTGTGCTTACGTACACGATCGAGATCAACGAGGTTGCGTCCGCGTTGACGCTGGATTTGTCGACAGGATCGGTGCAGGGATCGAACGTGGTCAACTCCGTAGCCGTGCTCCGCGGCGATCGGGTGCGTTGTTCCGTGCTCAACCCGGGCGGCACGAACTCAAACATGCGCCTTGACGTGCAGTGCCGATTCCGCAGGACGGCAACATGATAATCGCAGTCTACGTGCGCAAGCCGGCGCTGACGGCGATCCTGTTGACGCTGGCGAGCTACGAGCAAGTAGCCGTCGCGATCATCGAGGAAATCGTGCTGCGCCGCTTTGCCGACAACCCGGCGGACGCTTGGACGACGGAGATCGCGTACTGGGTGCCGACCACTCTCAACACACAGATCCAAGCGGCAACGGCGGTCGACGCATCGACGCTGACGCTCGACGGCGACCCGGTGGCCGTGATTCGCGCCGAGGCAGCCGACATCATCCTCGACACGGCGCAGCGTTACCTGACTCGTCGCGGTGCTAGCGGGACGCTCGCACTCGTGCCGGGTATCAGCGCGGCAATCAAAACCGCGATCAACGACGCGCCGCACGACGCGCCGACGTAATCCTCTGCCCCGCCTGGACTGGTCGCGGCCCGGGTATGTTGCCCCCTTGCCTTCCGGGGCGCGGCCAGCCTGGGCGCGGCAGAGCCTTGGAGATCACATCATGTTGTCCAAGATCTGGAAGCGAATCACCAACGAGCCAGCACTCATCCTCGGCGCCGTCCAGGCTGCACTCACGCTCGCCGTCGTGTTTGGCGTCAAACTTACGCCCGAGCAGATCGCCGGCGTGCTCACGTTCTCGGGTGCACTGTTGGCTCTCTTGACCAGGCAGCTCGTCGTTCCGGTCGCGAAGATGCAGCCGGCGCGCACGATCGTGATTCCGCCGCCTCCAGACGACCAGACGCCTCAACCGCCGCAGGCTGCACAATGATACGCAAACTACTCGCCCGCATTGTGCGCTACTACGCCCCTGGATTTGCCGTGCTGCTCTGTCTGGGTTGCGCGGGGTCCTTGGAAACCGCCCGCGCCCAACCCAAGCTCGGCGCCTCGCCGGCAACGGCGGAGAGATGCGATGCGCTCGATGATCGTCGGACGCTGTATGGCGGATTTGCCAAGACGTTCGGTGCGCTCGGGGCCGGCGCTGGACTCGCAAGTATTCCCGTCGAGGACGAGGGCCTACAGACCGGACTGGCCATCAGTGCGGCCGCCAGCGCGGCGCTTGCCGTTGGGGCGTTGTATGTCTCGGAGGGCAGCGCCGAAAGCTGGGCTCGGGAGTGTGCCGCTCGATGAGTCTGGTCAATCGTCTACTGCGGCGCCCTGGTCTCGGATTTCTTTCTGACCCATTGGACGCCCGCGACAAGCCGCTGGGCGCTCTGCTGGGCACATTCCTCGAGGGCTCGCCGCCACCCCCGAGCGCCAGCGTGCGCAACGATTCGGTGCGGCCGTACGACCAGGGCGCAAGCTCGAGTTGTACGGGACAGGCGTGGGCCCAGGCTGTGCGTACGACATTGATCCATCGCGGTGTCAACTGCCCGCCGCTGTCTGCGCTGTTCGCGTACTACGTAAGCCGCGCCGAGTGGGGCGCAGAACGCAAGGACGCCGGCAGTCATCTTCGCACGACGGCAAAAGCGATGATGCGTTTTGGATGCGCAGCTGATGCCACGTGGCCCATGGTTGGATTGCGCGTGAACAAGCAGCCTCCCATCGCAGCCTTTCGGAGCGCTTTCGACCTGCGCGGTTTGCGTGGATATTTTCGCATAGCCGAGGGCGACGTTGATGGCGTCCGGCGCGCGATTGCGAACGGCAACGCGGTCACTGCCGGCTGGAAAATCGATCGCGAGTTCCAGCGGCACGACGGCAAGTCTGTGCTCGACGTGCGGCGCGGAACGATCATCGGCGCCCACGCCTGGGTGCTCGAGGATTACGCGGCGGACTCGACGTTTGGCATGATCAACAGCTGGTCAGCGTCGTGGGGTGACCAGGGAAGGGCGCGACTAACAGCGGCTTTTGTTGCGCAAGCTCACGATGTTTGGGCGTGTGCGGCCTAGTCGATATGTTGCCACCCTTGACCGCGAATGATGCGTCCTATTGTTTGCCGCGCCACCCCGTACTCGCGCGCCAGACGTGCCGCTGTCCCTCGTGGACCGTTGGCCACCTCCGAGCGAATGCGTCGGATGGAATCTTCAGTCAGTTTGGCCTTGTGGTGCGACTCGCCAAGGCGCGGCGTCGTACGCATGCGCTGGCGCTCCGAGGCTTCGCGCATGTTATCGGTCTGCGTACCGAGATGAAGATGCGACGGGCGAACACAACCGCCTGCGCCGTTGTCGCAGCCATGGAGAACACACAGTCCTTCAGGGACAGGGCCATGGGTAACGATCCATGCGAACCGATGCGCCAAAATGTGACCTTCTGAGCCGGCGTTGAAATATCCGTATCCGTGTCGGGCCGCGAGCGCCCTCCCAAATCCAGCACCCGTCCGTCTTCCTGACCTTTGGCCAAAAGCGTTCAGCCGCTGGGCCGCGCTTCTGCTTGGTTTTCCACGGCAACGAGTAGCAGCTCTTGCAGCGGCTGTAACACAGTAGGCGTGTGGCACTACTTTTTTGCCAAAACTCGCGCGTTGCGGGCTTGGTTTCGCCGCACTTGGGGCAACGCTTGAAAACGATTATTGTGAACATGCTGGGCCTCGCTAGTAACGGGGTTTGGCCACGTGCCCGGTCGTGTAGCAGCGACGCGGGCACACCTGCTTTGTAGCACAAAATAGCCATGTATCGCTATCTGATTGCGTGCCTAGCACTCTGCGCGTGCGGTACGCCACCGCATCCAGATCGCCCCGAGCCCAACCCGTCAGCGTGCGCCGACGCCTGTGCAACGCTGGCCCGTCTCGGATGCGAGAGCGCGCAGCCGACACCCGCGGGCGAATCGTGCGAGAGCGTATGCTTGGCCATCGAGCGGAGCGGCACGATTAGCATGTGCCCAGCTGCGGTTGCTCGTGCGGAGAGTTGCCCGGAGGCCGAGACACTGAGCTCGTGTGAGGCGCCATGACCGCCGTGCACGTAGCCCTCTGCCTCGCTGCAATCCCGCTGGCAGCCGCGGTCGCGCTATGGGCGTGGGCGATTGGTTGCGTGCTCGTTTTCGGGAGGAGACGCCATGGCCGATGACGCAACATGGTCGGACTTTTTCCGCTCGCTGCTCGAGGCGCTCGTCGCGCTGGCGCTTGTGGCCCTTTTTCTGAGCTTGCCGGTGGTGGCGTGAGGCTCGTCGACCTGAAACCGCGCTGGGTCGGCGCCGGTGGCGACGGCATCTCGTCTGCCGATGGACAGCCCGTCCCGAGACGCGACGGCGTTGGTGTGTCCTTCGATTGCCCATGCGGCTGCGACCGGCGCTGTTTCGTTGCGTTCACTAATCCGCTTGATGGTGGCTCGCCTCACATCTCTCCCGGACAGCCGACGTGGGAACGCACGGGCGACACGTTCGAAACGCTGACGCTCTCCCCTTCGTTGCTGCGCCTCGACGGCTGCGGCTGGCACGGCTTCGTGGAAAAGGGCGGGGTGAGGACGGTATGACCTGGGCGACCCTTCACAGGGCGGTCGTAACCCTGCTGCGCAATCTCGTCGATGCGCTGCCGCAACACGAGCGGACGATGTTTCTGCGCGAGGTAGCTCAGAGTGCGCTTGCGCTGGCTGCCGAGGTGCGCCCGCCTAGCGGGGTGATGAAGTTGGACTTGCCGGATCCGGACGACTCGAGAGGCAACGGCGAATGATTGCGAAATGGGTACCTGCTGTTCGCACGCCTGCGACACCCGCAGACGTGTCGCGCGCGTACGCTGCGGCGCTGTCGAATTATGTCGGCAAGCATCGTCCCGAAGCAGTCGCTGTGCTGCATGCCCAGGGCGCGCTTGAGACCGGCAGGTTCGCCGCGTGCTGGGGCCACAATGCAGGGAATATCAAGGCCGGCAAACAGTACGCGGGCCAGTATTGCACGATCAAGCTGAACGAAATACTCGTGCGCAACGGCAAGCGCGTGACGGTCTGGTTCTCGCCGCTCGGCGAGCTCACGTCAAAGAATGGGACGGTCGTCGCGGGCACCGAGAGCGCTGATCCGCCAGGGCACGCCCAGACGCGCATGCGTTCCTACGACACGCTCGCCGATGGCATCACGGATAAGATTCGATTTCTTACTGGCACACGCTGGCGACCATCACTCGAGCGCGCGCTAGCGGGAGACCCGTCGGGCTACGTGGAAACGGTACGCGCTGCGGGATATTTTACCGCCGATCTGGCGCCCTACAGTCGCGCGGTGGTCTCGCTGTTTAAGCAATATCTCCCGCTTGCGCGCGCGCAAGCCGTCGAGCCCGAGCCGCTGCCGCCCGAGGAAGAAGAGCAGATGTGCCTTGATATGGCGGCGTGTTTTCGGACCGAGCTGCCGGAATGGCTGCGCATGCGTGTTGCGCAGATCACGGCGCTGACGGCCCAGCAGATGCTGGACGAATCCGCCGAAGCGCGCCGCAAAGCCGTGCAGGATGCCGTCCTGCGCGTTGGCGACGGGCTGACAGACGACGATGACTGACGTCGAAGCAGCCGAGCTCTGTATGCTGCTTGCCGAATTGCGCGCACTCGTTTCGCGCATCGAAGTTCTGCTTGCGGCGAACGAAGCTCAGGGACGCGAAACGCCGACCCTTCCATGTCCGATGGGGACCGAGGAACCGTGACCACCAAGGACGATGACAACGGCGATCCGCCGACGATTCCGCCCGACAGGTTCAGCACGCCGAGTCCCGACATCGAGATCCGCGAATCGAATCCGGACGAGCTGGTATTGCGAAACGCAGCGCCGCATATCCAGCTGACCATCAAGGAACTGCGGGAAACGCGCGCGCTGATCAATCAGCGCGAGCTCGCAGCGATTGAGCGCGAGCGTGCCGAGCAAAAGCGCGCCGATGTGCGCCACGAGGACGCCACGAAACTGCAGACGGAGTTTCTCAAGCTGGAGACCCTGATCATCACGGTCCGCAAGAATTCTGAGAAGCTAGATCAGCTGTGGAAATACGTGAGCGCGACGCGCAAGGACATCGGCGCACTGGATACGCGCCTCGAGATCCAGGAGAGTCTGACCGGCGACCATCAGCAGCGCATCGCAGTGATCGAGGCGCACATCGGGATCGCATCGAACGGACCCAGCTCGCCGCGCCTGTCCAGCGATCCGCCAACGGAACCGCCCGAGTCGGCAGATGGCGAGTGAACTCCGACAGCGGCTGCTCGACGCACGGCGAGCGATTGACGTTGACGGAATCATCTCCGATGGCGGCCTCATTCGTTACATCGGAATTGCCGAGCTGCAGCCAAACGGCAAATGGACATGCCTGGCCGACGTTGGCGGCGAATTCTGCCGCGTCGAGGTGAGCATCACGGGCGCGCTCACGGGAAAGAGCGTCGAGCCGGGCGATGGCTGACGACCGGCCACGGCGCGCCCCATCCGTCCTCGGTGTGCCCGTCCCTCCTGCGCATGACGCACGGCGCGGCCATCCTGGCTTTGATCCGTCGTCGAGACCTCCGCCGCCCTCATCTCGAACGCGCGAATCCTACTGGCACCGCATACCGGCCGTCTGGAAAGCGCTCACGGTGATTGCGGCTTTCGTCGGCGCCGGCGCTACGACGCAAGCCTATTTCGCGACGTACGTAACGACCGCGGAGCTCGAGACGCGACTCGCCGGTCGCACTGCGCAGGTGGAGCGATTGCAGGATCAGATCCGCCAGCTCCGCGAGGCAGACGCTGCACAGGCGCGGGACGTCGAAGCGATCAAGGAGCTCGCTGCCGAGACGCGCGCGGACGTCAAGCGATTGCTGCAGCACATGCTCGAAAACCCTCCGGAGCGCAGGCGATGAGACTGTCCGCTGCAGCGCTGGGCGTGCTTGCGATCACCTGCACGGTAGCCGGACGCGACACGCCTCAGGCGCCTGTGCAAGCAACCCCGCCGACAGACGAGTGCGTTTGCGAATGTGAACGCAACGACGACGCGGTCGCGGCTTGCAAGGCCGATCTAGCCGAGATGGCGGAGTCACTCCACGAGGCGCGTAGCAATGTGCGGACGCGCACACGCGTAGTGGAAGCGTCCGGTCCGCCGCGTAAGTGCGGAGGCGACGCGCCAAAGATCACAGACGTGCCGACTGCGGCATGCGCGCCCGGCATGGTCTGCCTCGACGCTCGCTCGCAGCGCGCACTGGCTGTCAACCTTGCCGCGTATGAGGCGTACGTGCGCAAGGTGCGAGCTTGCGAGAGTGAGCCTTGAGCCGCTGGAAATGCAGCCGCTGCGTCCGCGTCAAGCTCTACTTCGTCGAAGAGCCCGTCGTAATGGCGGACTCGCCGCTGGATGCCAACGCTGCGCCGACGCGCGTTGTGACGGTTTGCGTTGAGTGCTTGCAAGCACGATGGCGGAGACAAGGGTGGTGTGAGCTCTGCGGTGGGCTCCCGCATCGAGTGATCGACGGGACCTGTCGCGTCTGCGGGTTGCGTCACCAAGACGAGCCGCCCGCGGAGCCGAGCGGGCTGAACTCGAGTCCGATAGCTCTGTTTTTGGAAGACTTCTGACCGAAAGGATCGAACACATGTCACTACTCAGCATCATCGTCGCGCTCGTCGTTGTCGGCGTGCTGCTCTACGTCGTCAACTCGCTGATCCCGATGGACGCGAAGGTCAAGACGATTTTGAACATCGTCGTCGTCATCGTGCTCGTACTCTGGCTGCTGAGCGCGTTCGGTCTGCTCGACGCGATCGGTACAGTGCGCGTCCCGCGAGCCAACTGATGACGTCCGCGATTCTCTTGGCCATGCTGGCTCAGCCGCCCTACTACGCCGACCGTCACGACCCGCCGGAGTCCCGCCGCCAGCTCTACACGCCGATCGCCGAGGCCATCGGCAGCGCCGCGCGGGGTGACCGTGACGTCGTGTCGGCGCTGCTCTCACATTCTTGGCACGAGACCAAGTGGGGCCGGCTAATAGTTACCGGCCAGTGTCGCCGAATGCCCAAGGGTCAACGCTGCGACGAGGGACGCGCCAGGACGGTCTTTCAGGTTCACGGCTGGTGCCGAGGGGCGTTCGCCTCGCCGGACGGTTCCAGGGCCAGTCTCGAGGCCGGGGCGCGCTGCGCAGCGTCGATGCTACGTGCGGGCCGCGCTCGGTGCCGCTCGTGGCTCGGCGCGTTCGCCGGCATGCGGGGTTCGTTCGCGTGCACGAGTCCGGCGGCACCCGCCCGCGTTGCCACCATGCGCCGAGTTGCCGCGCTGCTTGACGGATCCCGCCCTAGTACGTAAGTTCTAGCCACCCACCCGCAATCGTCAGCCCCGGGAGCCCCGCCGCTCTCGGGGCTTTTTCTTTGTCTGGCGCTCCCGGATCTGCTCCCATTCCTGGGTCTCGCCGTCGATCATCGATTCAATGATCTCCGCGCGGCTGTAGCCAGAGGCGTCGCTAATCGCGTCGAGCTTGCGGACATAATCCGCCGGCAACCAAACCTCAAGCCGACGCAGACCACGCGCCCGGCGCTCTGCCGACGTCTGGCTCATCTGTACTCCCGCACACTCGCTGCTACCACAACCCACAGCCCGCCCTCGCGCACGACCCGCGCCGTCACGTCGATCTGCGTCGCCCGCGACCGGTGCCGGTACGCAGCGGGTCGGCCCGGCTCCGCATCTGCCGTGAGGCGCGCTCCGAGCAGCATCCCCGTGAGCTCCCGTCGCGCCTGTTCGTCTCCGCAGCGCTGATGCTCCTGATAGGTGCGGGCAGCGGCGAGCGTGACGTACAGGCTCTCGGCGGGCAGCGTGTCAGTCGTCGACATTTTCGAGCTCCACGATCTGCTCGTACACCCGATCCCGCTCGCGGACGCGCCGCGCGCGCTCGCTCGCCTGCATGTGCTCCTCGGGCTCGCAAATCGATTCGTTGAGGGTCTCGAGGCGGGCGCGGAGGGATTCGGCGGTGATCATGCGCGCGCTCGCGACGCGCACTTACGGGCCGACTCCAAGGCGTGATCGGCCGACGCATATCCGCCATCGGTCCACGTGTGCAGGCCGTCGTATTGTTCCAGGTCGACCACGTACCCGTAAGTCCCGCGTACATATCCGTCCGAGCCGTCACTGAGGTACACGCGCACGTTGCTCTTTGTCGTGTAGACTGTTTTGGTCATCGTCTCATCCGTCCTTTCGGGCTGACTCGCCCCGGGCCTGCTCGCGATAGCTCACGGGCAGGGCCGGAGAGGTCAGCGCTCCACGGAGAGCCAACGGACCGTGCGGACGCGCTTGGCATCGAGCAACCCGCCGACGGTAGCCAGCACTTTGCGGCCCCGGCGCTCACGCAGGTCGATTCGCGTCCCATTGTCGAGCACGTCTCGCTGCTCGGCCGCGAAGCTCTCGAGATATGCCGTGGCGGACCCGAGTGAGGTGAACCGGCGTGCGCCGCGTCCGAACCACTGGCCATTGCCGCCGCGCTGCAGTTTCTCTACTTCGTACTGAGTTTTTGTCATCGTCTTGAGCATCTCGACTCGGATTTCGTTTGCCATGGGTCTCTCCTACGGTGCACGCCGCGGGCTGCGGCGTGATGTGATGGTCTATATATAGCGACCGGTGTCCGGACACGCAAGGGAAAAACGCCATGCCCGGTCGATTTTTACGATCCAGCCTTTTTCGGCTGCCCGTCGAGCTCACGGAGCGCGTCGAGAGCCCGCATCACGGCGCCATGGTTCTGACCTTCGCGCGTTGCAGCCCACTCAGTTATTGAACCCTTGGGATTCCACCGCGTGCTCTGGAGCTCGGTCCAGGCGGCCCGCAACCGAGCCTCGGCGGCTTCGGCGCTCTTCTTATATTCGGCTGCCTTGCGCCCGTATGTCTCTGCTTTCTGGCGATTGTAGCCGGGTGAGTTGCCGTCCTTTTCGGCCCACTCCGCCAGCTCGCGTCGGGCGGCATCGAGCTGCTCTTGCATCTTCTTTTGCACGTCAACGGCGGACTTGAATGTCTCAAGTCGCCCTTGTGCAACGCGCTGCAGACGCTCACACTCCGCCCGCGTCCCCGCCAGCTCCTCGGTCAGCTTGGCGACGTAACTCTCTACCCGGAGCAATAGCGACGCGGGCGCAACTGCCTCGGGCGAGCCCTCGAGCAGCTTGGCGAGGCGTTGTTCCAATGTTTCGTAGGCCTCGGTGCGGCGCCTTTCGGCGGCCAGCTCCTCGGTCAGCTTGGCGACGGTGGCGCGGAGCTCTTGTGCGTCGACCCATTCTTGTGCGCGCACCTTCTGCAAGGCCAGGTGGCGCCGTTCCATGTTCGCGATCGTGCCGCGCAAGTCCTCCTCGTCGATCTTCTCCACCGTCTCGCACTCCGCAGGACGCTTCCCGGTACCCCCGCACTGCGAACAGAGCAGCATCTGATCGGCCGGGTTGCGCACCAGCGGATAGCCGGTGCCGTTGCAGGCTTTGCACGCGTACGGATAAGGCCTTTGTTGATCCATCCTCCAGCCATCGCCGCCGCATTGCGGGCACGTCGCGGCTTCGGCGGGCAGGGGCTCGGCCTTGCGCTTCGTCGCGTCGATCGTCATGCGTGCCCAATGAGCAGCATCAACCAGATCGCGGACCAGATCGCGCACATCTTCATCGTCGGTGTCGACGTTGCTTAGCCACTCGTTGGCTGCGCTGATCGCGTCATCGAGCGCCTCGTGAGCACGCATCGGAGCGGCTTCGGGTGACGGGGGCTCGGCATGTGCCTTGTCCCAACACGCATCGCAAACGGTAAAGGCAGCGCCGCCCTGGGCTTTCGTGCGCAGCTTGCCGCAGCGTGTGCACGGGTAGAGCGGCTCGGCAGTGCCGGCCGTAGTCGGTGGCTCGATCATGTATCCCGACAGTGGCAGGACGCCGGTCGTAGTCGGCGGGGGCTCGTCGCCAGCGTATTTCGGCAGCGCGTCGATGCGGGCATGCGCGGCGCGAAACGCCTCGACGATAGCGGCTCGATAAGTGATCGGATCGCCGTTGTGTACACCATTGGTTAGAGCAGCATGCAATTCATCCGGCGTCATCGTCTTCTCCTCGAATCCGCGCAAGCTCGCCGGGCCAGAGATGTGGCGGAGTCGGCTCCTCCCGATAGCCCGGGCAGTCGTTGTCGCAGTAGCTGTTGGCACACGCGAGCGGAACGGACCGTCCGCGTGGCACCTTGCGCTTGTCGCATCGCGAGCAGTAGACGATGCGCTCGCATTCCGTTGTGCACTCGGCGTATTCATCCGTTGTCATCGGGTAACCTTAGCCAAAGCGGCTTCGTTTCCAGCTGCATCCCGCGCTCCAGGCCAAGCGTCACGATCGCGCGAATCTCGGCGACGGTTAGCTCGCTGGATAAGTACACGTGAGTGATCGTGTCGCGCAGCGCACACGCTGTCGGGTTGTTTTCCACGAGGCTCCGCGCGTCGATGCGCGGGCTCATGGGGTAGGTGTCATCCGTTGCCATCTTGCTTCCCTCCCGCGGCGAGCGCTTCAGCAGCTGCGTGCAGGTGAGCTCCAGTTAACTCGTACAGCTTGCCCTTGTACGAGTAGGCCAGCGCGCCACTTAGCGTCTCGTTGCTACTGTCGAATCGCGCGAAGTCTGCGAAGGGCTTCAGCGCCCGCTCCAAAACCTCGACGCGGGCGCGGAGTCTGTCGCGTTCGTCGGCGGCCTCTCCCAGCTGCCGTTTCAGTCGTAAGTTTTCCGCTCGCTCGTGGGCGCCGCATGTGCACGCCGGGTCGAGTTCGAACTGCACGACTAGTTCGCAGTGTTCCTCGTGTTGCATGTCATTCCTTTGCGGGCGAGAGGGCGCGGATGGCTGCGGCCAAGTCGCGGCAGGTCCCCTCGTATGGGCCGACATACGACGGCGGGCCGCCTATCTGTGCACGTGCGGCGGACGCTTCACGATCACACACCCGCGCGGCTTCCTCGAGTGCCGCGGCGCGCACGGCGGCGCGGTCTGCCAGGATATGGTTTGCCGCTACGTGCGCATTTGGTGACGCGGCGAGACGAACGAGCAGACTACCCGCGCTCTCGATGCGCTCGGCGTTGTCAGCCATGATCCGACACCTTTCGCAGCGCAGCCGCCGCATTCCGCAGTCGCGCCAGGTCTGTTTCGTCGATCTTGGTACCGCGCTTGCCGCTGAACACCGCGCCGCGAACTGGCGCGAATCGCTCGAAGGGTTTCAGCGCGCGGAGGAGGGCGTCCACGGCGCGGCGGATGCGCTCGGCGTTGTCGTCAGCCACGCCGCCCCGCTTTCGGCTTGGGCCTGCCGCGTTTCTTTGGTTGCGGCTTCCGCGCCGTCACCCGCAGCGCTTCGCGGACTTCGGTCTGCAGCGCGTCCCATTCCTTGCGCCGCAGAGCGCAGGCCGCGCGCACGTCAGTCGGCACGTCGTCGCGCTGGGCGCAGTTGTAGGCGATGTTCGAGAGCAACGAGCCGGCGAGTTGAGACTTGCGGAGGGCCAGCTGCGCGCGTGTAAGTTTGGCGAGTGCCACTACCGCCCCCTCGCGCGCTTTGCCCGGTCGGGAATCTCGATCCTCGATCCCGGCGCGATCGGCTCCGGCTCGCGCAGCAACGCGGCGGGAATGGCGGGCGCTTCGTAGGGATCTGCTTCCGGGAACTCTGCATCCATGGGCGCCTGCTTATCGCTGTCGGGCGTCGCTGTGCCAAATGGAGGCTCCGGCTCACTCTGCAGCGGCGGCGTGCGCAGATGCTCAGGCAAAAGAGACGCGGCTTCTAAAACCCGCCGCACCTCGGGCGCCAGGCCTTGGACGACGTCCTGCCGCATGCGCTCGTAGTAGGCGGCTCGGCGGGCCCGGTCGTGGGCTTCGAGCTTGTCGATGCGGACGAGCTTGTGGGAGATGCGTAGGGCGATTTGGACGGGGTTCATTCGTCGTCACTCCCCGGCTCGCGCACCTCTCCGGTTTCCGAATCGAATTCCGCCGGCGCGTCCGGAACTTCCTCGCCCGCGGCCTCGAGCTCACCGCGCGCCGCGATGCCAGTCGAAAGCAGTGCGCTCTTGGTTTCCTCGTCGAGCTCCGCGAGCTGTCCGCCACGGTCGGCAGCCTCGTCGAGGGATACGGCGTGCGCGAATTCGGCAGACTGCGGCATCCACGGCGCGAGCGCGCGGACGGCGGTCTTGAGCGCCATAGGCTCGTAGTCCGTGACCCACGGGCCCACCTGTGACGCACGCGAGCGCGCGCGTCTCGCCTCGACCTGGGCTCGCGTCAGCACCTGAAACTCCGGCTCGCCATTCTTGACTTGCGCTACCGAGTAAACGTGCGTGATCCGCTTGCGCTCGCGGTCGGCGTCCTCGCTCGGGACGTGGTGCACCATGCGCTTGGTGCCGAGCTGGTAACGGAAATCGTCACCCTCGCGAACGGCGTATGCGTAGACGTTCGTGACCATGCCGCTGCGGCGCGCCAGCTCGATCATGCCCTTGTATCCAATGATGAGCGTGCACTCGAGTGTGCCGCGTTTCTTGTTCTTGAATGGGATCAGATAGGCGTGACCGAGCGGCGTGCACGGCTCGAGACCAAGCTGCGCGCACTGGATGACGCAGCCGAGAAAGCTTGCTGGCGTGCAGTCCGCGAGCTGCGGCACGGTGCGCAGAGCGGTCGTTACGATGCGCGCCATGCGATCCGGGTTGACGTGACGCGGCAGCGCGCGCGCGATCTCTGGCGAGAGCTTCTGCACCATCTGTGCGAGTGACTGCGGCGGCGCGTTGCCGTTGCCCGAGCGGGGTACGATTTGTCCGGTCTTGGTTGTCGTGGGGGTTGCCATTGGGCTCATGCTCCTTTTGCTTGTTTGGGTCGTTTTACTCGCAGCACGCGGCTTGTTGTTTCCGCGACTGCGTGGGCTTTTCTGGTTTGCGCTTTCCACTCGAGAACCGTGCCATCTGGGAGCGCGCCGCGCGTGGCGGCCCCGAGAGCGAGCTTCAAAGTGTTTTCGGCTTCTGTCTTTCGGACAGCGATCGCCTTTTCTTGCGCCTTGCAGTCCTCGAGCTCGTCGGCCACATCGATCAGGACTGCCGGCAACACGAGAGCTTCTCCCGTGTCGCGCGGATACATGTCGTGCAGCGCGCGCTTCGAGCTCTCGGAGCCGTCCGGAGCGGGAGGCTCCAGTGCCCGGACGCGCCGCCAAAAAGCTTCACCGTGATGGATTAGCTTGCGCTCAAGTACGTCGTCCCGCTCGACGTCGCACCACACGAGTTTCTGTCCGCCGATCAGGCACGCAATCGTCGCGCGCTCGCAACCGGTCACAAGCATCTGCCACGCGACTTGGAGGCGGTAGAGTTCCGGCGGTCCGTCCACCCACTCCTCGCCCTTGTGAGCGCCGGTGGTTTTGATCTCGAGCGGCCAGTACGGGCCTAGCTCCGCCGTCGCCGTCCAAGCGTCGAGCGTTGCCAATGCCCACGGGTAGCGCGTCGAGCGCAGCAGCAGCCCGCCCTTATCGACGAATCGCGCGGAGCGCTCGGCGTACACCTCGACGACTACGCCCTCGAGCCGGGTTCCCCAATAGACCAGCTCGCTATCGCTCAGGTCCGGCGGTTCCACTGTCCCGGTTTTCTCCGCGTAGAGTTGCAGCGGAGCCTTCCACGGGGACGCACCGAGCAGCACGGCTGCCTCCGACGCGCCGATGCCGGTCTTGCGCTGGCGGTGCCATTCGGCCTGATCGTCGGCTGCGCGGCAGACGATTTCGTATTGGTCGCTCACAACGGCACCTCGCGACAACGGAACGGCAATGCCGCCGAGTCCTCCACACACATGTATCTCCACCACTCGCGCCGCTGCGGGTCCCACTTGAATCCGTTGTCCTTCACGATCGCTCGATCCTCGTACGGCGCGAGCGAGACGAGGCGCGCCTTCGGTAGCATCGCGTGCGCAAGCCCTGCCTCCAGGCGCTCCGCGATATCCGGCACAGCCTCGAACAGACGCACGAGTGTGAGGCAATCATTGATGGCTCGATGCGCGGCCACGACCGCAACGCCGTGAGCGAGAGCTGTTGCGATCAGAGATGTGCCCGTGCCGGCGCGTGGCCACTTCACGTCCTCGCGTGTGCAGATCCATGTCATGTCCTGCGTTACACGTGTTGCCCACGGCTCGCAGAACGCGCGGTCAAAGTCCGCCTGGTGCGCGCAGACAGCATCGGAGCGCGCGGCCATCGCCTCGAATGTTTGCCACGGCTCGGTCCCTTCGTACGCAACGAGAGCAGCCTCCGGGATTCCGTTGACGGCTTCGGCGGGGTTTGCCGGGGCGCTCACGAGGCCCGAGAAGAGCTCCAGGATCGTTCGGTACTCCACGCTCCAGCGGATGCAGCCGAGTTCGATAACGCGATCCTTTTCGCGGTCCACGCCCGTGGTTTCGACGTCGCAGATCAGTACGGTTTTCATCGGTCTTGCCCCTCCCTCTGGTCGCGCTCCGCCGACAAGATCGGCTCGCGGTCGGAAATTAAAGACTCGCGGACAGCTCCGTCTGGCCCGTTCTCCAACAACGCAATCAGTACCCGCATGCGCGCGAGACGAGTCTCCATGTCGTCGCACTCGGCCTTCAGCGCGGCCAGCAGGGATGGCGCGGACTGGGCCTGCTCGTTTTGCTTTTTGAGGTCCACCCATTCGATGGACTTCTGCAGCTGCTCTTCGAGGGTCACGCCGCCCTCCCGTCCAGCACCCGCGTCAGCTCGTCGAGCTGCGCCAGCACGATGATGATCGTCCCACGCGCGCGGGTGAGTAGCTCTCGCAGCTCTGCGATTTCGGCGTCACGGATGGCGAGCAGGTGCTCGTACGATTCGCGGTCGGCGTCGGAGGCGGTCATGGTGCCGCCTTTGGCCACGAGCGGGCCGCCGCATTGTAGAGCGCCGCTATCCTGTCCTCGGTCTCCGCGCGTGCCTCGAATGCAAGCGTCGCAGCCATGCAGAAATGGCGGTAGCGCGTCGGCTCCGTCGCACCGTGCTTGTGACCGCTCTGGCTGCGACGCGCGTACTCTGCGAGGTCGCGATACTCTCGGGCCTTTTCGAGTGCGGCAGCCGCACTCGCGCTAAAAACGTCGGCGCGGGTGCTCACGCCCTCCGCCTCTCGTCGATTCGCGCCGTCAACCCCGCCGCCAGCACACTGTCGGCTTCGTCTGCCCGCGTCGCCTCGATGAGCTCGCCGATGGCGCGCAGCATGGCTTCGCGGCCGTGCTCGTCGGTGACGTGGCGGAGTACGAGCTCGGTGAGACGCGATTCTGCGCGGTAGGCGCGGGTCACTTGCCTTCCCTCGCTTTCAACATCGCATCGGCTACCAGGTATGCGTTGCTCGCAATCTCGTCGGGATCGAAAACGGAACAGCGCATGACGCCGTCCAGCGCCGCCATGGCGAACCTGTCCCGCAGTTTCGGCGTCGTCTCGATGAGCAAGAGCTGCAGCGAGCCGAGCTCGTCGGCGAGGTCGGCTAGCGCGACTTCGTGCTGTTTCATCAGCTTCGCTCCTTCGCGCGCGGACACTGCGCAGCGCAGCAGCGGCCGTAAGCGAGTGGCGATCCGCCCGACAGCAACCACACCGAGCCGCGCCCGTCGGGAGAGCGACGAATGCAGCGCGGGCCGCTATCGGGTAGCAGTTCGATGCGTAGAGCGTTGCGCTGCTTGATTGGCTCGGGCGCGATGGTGGACGGACAAAGCTTCGAGAGCTCGTCCCAATAAATCTCCCATTGCACAGCCGGGACCGACTCGAGGTCAGGTTGAGCAACCGAGTGGCCGGCGGCTGCTCTGTCAAGAATCGCTTGCGCGAGGGTCAACACAGCCCCCTCCGCATCCGCAACGCCACCCGCAGCTCCCGATACCCACTCAGCGCCGCCCGAATGACGGCCCGCTCGCGCCACAGCGAGGCGAGGGCGGGGAGGTCGTCGTAGCAGTCGGCTGTTGGGATTTCATCCGAATCGATTCGGTAGAGGCGCGACTTGAGGGCGACGATGCGGGAGGCTTCGGCGACGACGTTGTGGACGTTGATGTTGAGCGCAGCGGACTCGCGGGACAGATGCGCGCTCATGGCTGCACCGTTGCAACTTTCGTGGCGAGCGTTTCGTACCGGTGCCGACCGGCGCGACGCCACTGGATCTCTGCGCCGAGCAAATCAAGCGCGTAGTAGTAGTCCCATGCGCGATCCTGGTCCGAGAACAGCGACTCGTGAGTGACGAGAACACCGTTGCGCACGCGGACGCGCCAGCTATCGCACCAGATCGTCTCGTGGCGCGTCACGGCAGCTCCCCCACCGCATCGAGCACCGACGCATCCGCCACCGGAGCCGCGGGCGCACCTTTCGGCCGCATCGCGCGGAGCTCGGCGATGGCAGCCTCGGGGTCGGCGTGCTGCTCGGTCCACGAGAGCCCGTCGACGTAGGCGCGGTAGGTGACCTCGACCGGCTTGCTCTCCTTGTCGAGTCGGCGGCTCGCGTCGCTGTATTCCGTCGTCTCGATCTGCACGCAGAAGTAGCGGCCCGCGGCGATTTCGCGGACGGCGAGGTGGAAGGATTTTAGGGACATCATGGCGTCCCCCGTAGCCGCGCACGCTCGCGCTTCGATTCGCCGGGGCGTTTGTCAGCGAGCGCCAGCTGTGCTTTTGCCGACCGCTGTGCGCGTAGCTCGGCGCGTTCGTTCGCCTCGTTGCGGCGCCGCGTCTTGCGCGAGGACTGGCTCCACGGCGCGCCTGGGTTCTTGGTTTTCTGCGACCTGACTCCCGGTGCTCGTTTCATGGCTGCTTCACCTCCCGTACATCGCGCCGGTCAAACCACGGCACTTCCACCCGTATCGGCATGGCCAGCATCTGCTTGCAGAACGCATCCGACAGACGGTTGCGCTTGCAGTGCTCGCGAATCTCGCGCTCGTGCTCGGCGCTGAGCTGCACGGGTTCCAGTACGATGGGGAACATCGGGTCCGTCGTGTCGGTGACGCTGGTCACGCGATACGTGGAGCCGTTTACGCGCCAGAGTGAGCCGATCAGGATGTGCGGACCGGTGGTGAGGCTCACAGGGACACCGGCCTCTCGCTGGCGAATCGCGCGCGGACATCGTCGGCGTGAGGCACGAGCACGACGGCCAGCGTCGTTCCGCAGCCGTGGTTCACCATCAATAAAACCTCGGAGTCGTAGGTGACGGCGCCCACGCGAGGCAGCTCGATCGGGTTGACGGGGACGCCGCACTTGGGGCAGCAGCGCTTGCTGTAGAAACCGGGGGACCGAGTCGCGTCGCTGCCGACGGCGGGGGTGGTCACGGGGACACCGCGAGGCTGCGGCTATAGATCTTCGTGCCGTAGAGCGGTGACCACACCGCGACCAGTTCGCGCGCGCAGCGTGGAGCGTGGTGGTATTCGATGCGCGCTTCCCAGCCGCGCTCCTTGGCGAGCGCGAGCGCCTCGGCGTAGGTGGCCGCCGGAACCGGTGCGTGCCACGAGAAGTTGCAGGACTGGACCGTGTAGGCGGGGGCGGCTGGGTGGGTGGGGGACGTCGTCATGGTGGGCTCCGTTGCTTCCTTGCTGCTCTCCAACGTATGTTGGCAATTCCAACGGTCGTTGGCAAGATAAATACACCCGTGCCATGTCGATTTTTCGTAAGTCCGCGTTAGACCTTGCGAATTGTCGACTTCTGGGGCTCTTCTGCGACTTGCGCGCCCTCGGCTTCGACAGCCTTGACGAGCAGCCGGAGGACCCGGATCCACTCATCCGCTGGGCGCGAACGGCCAGGCTCCGAGTCGCGAATCATGCGAGCCAGAGCCAGAATCAGCGGGGTGAATTTGCGGCTGTTCGAGTTGCGCGCGATCAGTCGCTCGAGCTCGTCGTCGCCGAACGGGTCGCCGTCTCCGTCGATGAGCCAGGCCGAGCGCACGCTGTAGTGGCTCGCTAGACGGTGCAACGTTTCCGGATTGCCGGCCCGCATCGTTTTGGTCTTGCCGTGCTTGCGGATGAGGCGTCTCACGGTGTCCTTCGACAGCCCCGCGGCGGTGCTGAAGTCTTCCCAGCTCGAGTCTGGCAGCTTCATTCGCTTCAAACGTTCCAGCCTTTGGGCAAGGTTTTCCACGGCGGAACAAGCGTAGGCAGAAATAGTTTGACAACAGCCGTTGGAATATCCAACATGCGTTGGCGTGAACACCATCGGTAAGCGTTTGGCTTTCGCCCGCAAGCTTTCTGGACTTAACGCCAGGAAGCTCGGCCTACGCAGCGGACTCTCCAGCGCGATCGTCGGGATGATCGAATCCGAGGACCGCCTCAGCCCCGAAGGGAAGACGGTCGCCAAGCTGGCCGCAACTCTCGGCGTGACCACTGACTGGCTGCTGACGGGCATTGGTCCCGCGCCAACGGACGAGACGATCCGCAAGTACGACGGCGACGAGGAAGACGACGCCGAGCAAACCCCCACCGGCACGGGCGGGCACTAATGGGCGTCGACCCTCGCGAAGTCCGCGCGCTGAAGCTCGAGCTGTCAGCGCTGGACCGCCCGCTGGCGAAACCCCGCGTTCCGTCATGGCGAGACGTCTGCCGTAGCAAGGCGCGCGCCGCATTCGTGCGCGGCGTCGAAGCGCTCCTCATTCGTGGCTGGTCCAAGCGCCGGATCGCGAAGTCCGTTGGCTGCGACGTGCACACGTTCGAGGACTGGCTCGCCGGCAATCGCCAGGTGCCAGCGTGGGCTATTCATGCGCTGCCCGTTGATGGGCGCGTCGGTTACGTGCGCGCGATCGTGGACTCGTTGCCCGGTGACGACGACGAGGACGTTTCAGAAAAACCGCTTAGGGCCGTAGGATGAGTGCACGCGCGCGCAGTAGCCAACATGTTGGCCAGCGTGGCGAAGCGCCGCGCGACGCAAAGATCATGTTGCACGCGGGTTCAGCGGAAACGTGCGTGCAGGGCGGGGGCGCGCGGTGAGCAAGCTTCGCAAGCAATACGCGATGCCCAGTGTTGCAATCGCAGACGTACGCGTGCCCGATAGCCGGAAGCGGGCGCTCAGCGAGGCGAAGGTCAAGCGGCTCGCGGATTCGATTGCGGAAGTCGATCTGCTTAATCCGATCACGATCACACCCGACAACGTGTTGATCTCTGGCTGGCACCGACTCGAGGCATGTCGGCTGCTCGGACGCGAGCGCATCACGGTGAACGTCGTGGTCACCGACGATCTGCGCCGGGAGCTTGCCGAAATCGACGAGAACCTGATCCGCAACGAGCTGACGCAGCTTGAGCGTTCCGAGCAGCTACAGCGCCGCATGGATATCTACGAGGCGCTACATCCGGAGACGAAGCACGGAGCAACCGGCGGAGGAAGGGGAGGAAAGGGCTCGCGCACGAAGACTCAAGTTGCGGAATCCGCAACTCCAGTCCCAGCCTTCGCCGAGGCGACAGCAGAAGCGACCGGCAAAAGCGCACGCGTCATTCGCGAGGACGTGCAGATTGCCAAAGCCCTCGATGAAGACGAACGCGACGCGATTCGCGGGACCGACCTCGAGAACAGCAAGACTGACTTACTGTGGCTCGCTCGCGAGAAGGACAAAGGGAAGCGAGTTCAGATCGCTGAAAAGGTCAAGACAGGCGCAGCCAAGACCGCCAAGGATGCCGCGCGCCTGATCAGGAACGAGGAGCGAGCAGCCGAGCGGGAGAAGGCGATTGCTTCTGCTACCGACGAACCAGACAAGTGGTGCAAAGGCGATGTCTGTCGAATCGAAGACCTTGATCTCCCCGAGAACTCTGTCGACATGGTCTTTACGGATCCGCCGTACCACGACGAGCACATTGATCTGCTCGGCCACCTTGCTCGTGTTGCTGCTCGGGCGCTCAAGCCTGGCGGGCTGTGCTTGGTCTATGTCGGCCACATGTATCTGCCGCAGGTCATTCAGCAGCTAACCGACCACCTGGATTACGTCTGGCAGTTCGTCGTGTTCCATCCTTTTAGCCAAACGCGCTGTCATAGCAGGGCGATATTCGTCAACTACCGATCGATCCTCGCCTTCAGGAAGCTAGGTAAGATTCCCCACGCGTCGAAGCAGCCATGGGTCCAAGACGTCGTGCGCGGGCGGCGCGACAAGGATGAGCACGACTGGCAACAGGACGAGGACGCGCCTCGCCAGTACATCGAGGCGTACACGAAGCCGGGCGCTACCGTGCTGGATCCATTCTCGGGTGGCGGCACGACGGCTGCTGTCTGCAAAGCGCTAGGGCGAAAGTGTCTCTACTTCGACATCGAAGAAAACGCGATCGCGACCACGCGAGCCAGAGTTCAGAAAATCAAGGAGTGCGCAGCATGATTCCCATCATTCCCATGAAGGTCAGCCCAGAGAACGTTGGCCCGTTGATCGTCCGCGCTTACCGCGAGAGCGACCCTCACCAGTACATCCGGGAGCTGCTCCAGAACTCGCTCGAAGCCGAGGCCAAACAGGTCGAATTCATGCCAGAGTGGCAAGCGGTCGAGCGCAAAGGCGTCTGGCGTCTCATGGTCGCCGACAACGGTTGCGGCATGACCCCTCAGCAGTTGGAGCGCTACCTTGGCGAGTTCGGTCAAGGAGGCAAGTCCATCGGCGGGTATCACGAGAACTACGGCATTGGCGCGAAGAGTTCCACACTGCCGTGGAATCCCGATGGCGTCGTCATCATTTCATACACGCCAGAGTTCCTGGACGGAGCCATGATTTGGCTGCGTTATGACTCCGAGGCCGGCATGTACGGTCTTCGGAAGCTTTCCGACGATGGCGAGGGCGTGGTCGAGCCCTGGGACGACACGAAGGGCCCTTCGGGAATCGACTGGACCAGAGTAGCGCCCGAATGGGTCCGCGCGCACGGAACTGTCGTAATCCTGCTAGGCGGCAGCGATACGACATCGACCACCGCAGACCCGCGCAACACCTTCTTTGGCAAAAAGGGCGACGATGTCCAGCGACACCTGCGCAAGTACATCAACTCCCGTTTTTGGGAAATTCCGGAAGGCGTAACGGTCGGCATCGACGAACCGAACTGGAACACGCAGACGATTCCGAAGGCGATGGCGGGTGCCTTCAGCGTTCAAGAGGGCCACGAGAGCCCGCCGCTTGGGCACAACTATGTGTATGGGGCCAAGAAATACGTGCTCGATAAGGAAGGGCAATCGGGCCATCGCGATCTGAAGGACGGTACACGGGTCCACTGGTTTCTTAGGTCCACACCGTTTGGGGCAGACGGAGGCTACAGGCCAAAGCGGGGTTACGTCGCAGCGCTGTATCGCAACGAGCTCTACAGTTTCAGTGATAGTCAAAACACCTTCCGTGCTTGGGGTATCGGCGACGACAAGGTGGGGAAGCGTCTCGGTCTAATCATTGAGCCCATGATTGCTTCCGAAGGCGAAGGTGTTTTCCCGAGTCAATCCAGAGCGGCGCTGTTCATGCAGAGGGCAAGCGGAAGCGCCGAGCTACCCTGGGACCGCTGGCGCGAAGAATTCCGCGAGAACCTGCCAGAGGAGATCCTCTCTGCTCTTCGCGCGACTGACGATGAAGATGATCAGACGGACGAGCGCCTGATAGAAATCGATCGGAGAATCAAGGAGCGTCACTCAGGGGAGAATATCGCTGAACTCAGGAGGCAGGAACAAGGTCGTCAGCGTGTCACACCAGAACGTAGGACAGGACCTCAGGAGCCACATAAGCCGCCTGGCCCCCCACGGCCAAAGAGGCCGCGCCCACGCAATGTCGGGACAAGGAAAGGTCCGGAGCCTGCCGTAGCAGGGAAAAAGTCCGAGTCGGGATTGCCTCAATTCACATGGGCCAAGGAGGGCCAGCTTTCTGAAACAGAAATGAGATTCGCCGCAACATGGGAGGATGAAAGTTCCCGCTGGCCGCGGAGTCACATTCTAGGGAATCCCGATTTCCCTCCTATCGTTTTGCTGCTTACAGAGATGAAGAAGCTATGGCCATCGTCTCGTAGCGATGATGTCGAGAAGGCCGTCCTACGAGAGCTGGAAGTCTCGATCGTGGCGAAGGTGGCCGAGTTTCGTGGCAGCATGACCCAGTTCGGATGGGAGACGCCACAAATCCGTGACGTCCTGATTCAACCGGCAGCGCTCACGCTTTGCATGGTCGGTTTCGCTTCTGAGCAGGATGCAATCAAGCGCCAGCTGACTGAGCTTCTCGGCAAGCCCCGCAAGCTACGCGCGGTCGGCGAATGACCCTCGCCCTCCCGCCCTCCAGTCCGGCAGCGACGTCGTTGCCCTCTAACCCAGTGGCACCCCCCCGCGTCGTTGTCGGACTCGAGGTCGCGAGCAGCCCGATAGCCCAACCCGCAGTCGCGCTCGCGGCCTCCGCTACTCAGCTCGCCGAGATCATCGACCTCGAGGAAGCCCGTTGGGAAAGGCTCGCTGAGATGGACGCCGAGAAGGACCTCGCTACGATCGAGTCCCTCATCGCGATGTGGCGCGCTCGCCCGGGTGACGTGTCGGCGCGGTGGGTGCTTCGGGCAATTCAGGGCGCCTCATGAAACAGCCCACCGCGCGACAGCTCGCCTACCTACGCATCATTGCGCAGGACGTCCGCGATCGCGGTTACGGACCGTCGTTTCGCGAGCTCGGCGCGGCGCTCGGGGTCGGCTCGACCAACGGCGTCAGCGAAGTCGTCCATCGCCTGATCAAGCGCGGCTACCTCACGCGCGATCGTGGCTCGCGCACGTTGCGCGTCACGCCAGCGGGCTACGAGGCTGCTGGCGAATTGGCGCCGTGCAAGCTGCCCGTGACTGTGTTCCTGCCCGTCCGCTGCGTATGCGGCAACGACACGTTCGCGGACGACAAGCTATGCCCGGGCTGCCGCAGCGGGCGCGACGGTTTCGCGTTGACTCAGCGCGCGCCGCAGCAGGCTAGCGCGTGCTGGGGTGGCGCTGTCGAGGTGTGCTCGTGATCGCAATCGCACGAGGTGAGCCGGACGCGCGGGAAGGGGCGGGGCGGTGAGAGTCATCGTTTGCGGCTCGCGCACGTGGACGGATCGGGACGCGATTTGGGATCGCCTCGACAAGCTGCCGCGGCCGGTCGTGATTGTGCACGGTGATTCGCGCGGCGCCGATTCGATTGCTGACGATTGGGCGCTACGGAAGATCCATGACGAGCGCGCTGTCGGAGTGAGCGTGGAGGCCTTGCCTGCGAACTGGCGCGGCAATGGCAAGGCCGCTGGACCGATCCGCAACAGCGAACTTGCGCGACGCGGCGCCGACCTCTGCCTCGCGTTTCGCATGCCGGGCAAGAGCAACGGCACGGACGACATGATCAAGAAAGCACGAGCTGCCGGTATTCCGGTCGAGGTGATTTTGCCATGAGCTTGACCCAACAAATCGATTCGATGCTCGAGCAAGTCGACCGCGAACTCTCAACACCGCAGGGCCTCTGCTTGGTTTGCCTAGAGCCATCAACACGCGAGTTTTGTTGCCCGGCGCATCGCCTCATGCTTTGGCGTTCGCGGCACGGGCTGACCGGGAAAGTCTGGCGGGAGTTTGGCGAGCTGGAGGACGTCTCCGAATGATTCCGACCTGGATTGCCTGGTGCGCCTTCGCCATCGGGTTCGCTTTTGGCGGGCTCGTGGCGGCGGTCTGGATTGGGAGCGCAGGCTAGCTATGGCGAAGTTTCGAAAGCGTCCTGTCGTGATCGAGGCCGTCCAACTGCGCTGGCGCAACTGGGGTGACGTTTGCTCTTTGCTCGGGGACATCATCTCTGCAGCGAACCCCGGACGCGAGGTGTGGGAAGCGAAAGACGTCTCCGACACGTGCGGCGAGACGGGGCCGTTCATCGCTCTCACGATCCCAACCCTCGAAGGGGACCACACGGCGCTGCATGGCGACTGGATCATTCGCGGCGTGAAGGGCGAGTTCTACCCGTGCAAGCCGGACATCTTCGCGGCGACGTACGAACCCGTGGACGAACCATGACCGACGCTACCATCTGGACGCGCGAGGACGTGGCGGGACCGACGACACTGAGTGCAGCTGGCACGCTAATCAAACATCGCATTGGGAACGGTGCAGCTTTCGACTTTGATCACGAAGCGGCGCAGCGTAGGCCATCCTGGGTCTACTTCATCGGCGCAGGGTCGCAGGCGATCAAAATCGGCCGCGGGCGCGATGTCCCGAATCGCTTGGCGATGCTGCAGATCGGGAATCATCTCGAGCTGACGGTGTTGGCGAAGCTTTACGGCGCAGAGACCATGGAGCGCGCCTGTCATCGGCATTGCGATCGCTCTCGGATGCGTGGCGAGTGGTTCGAGCCGACGAGCAAAGTCCTCGGGCTCGTTGATTTTGTTCTGCTGCTCGCGGGGCGCTTGCCATGACCCGCCCTCGCGATCGCTCCGTCCAGCGCCTACTCGTCACGTTCGGCGAGGCTGCCGACGCATGTGGCATTGGCGAGTCGCTTTTCCGCTCCGAAGTCCTGCCGCACGTCGCCACGGTTGACGTCGGCTCGAAAACGCTCGTACACGCGGAGTCCCTCCGGCAATGGGTCGACGAGCACGCGGCTTTAGCCTCCGCCCTCCGCGAACAGCAGGCGCGTGCTGGACGGTCGTATTCACGGTCAGCAAAGGCGTCCGCCCCGAGCTCAGCACGGGAGAGCGAGACGAGTCGAAGGCTCGGGGAAAAGCTCGCGAGATATACGAAGAAGCGCTCTACGGAAAACGCCCAAGTAATCCCGCTGTCCGCCTCACGAAGGAGCTCACGGGAGCATGGCTAGACGCCCTCGCTTTGCGCCCGCGCACGCGGCAGCTGTACGAGAAGTACTCGGTGTACTGGCTCGCGCATCTGGCGCTGCTCGAGGAGCACGCGATCGCGTTGTACTTTCGGCGCCGACTGAAAGAGGTTCGCGGCAAGTCGGCGCGATCAGAGCTCTCGGCGTTGCGTGGACTGCTGTCTTGGCTCGTCGAGACGCGCGAGCTCGAGCAGGTGCCGGCGCTGCCGAAGATCACAAGCGCGCAGCTCGGCACACCGTACAAGGACCGGCGGCGCGTTGCGGCTCCGGAGTACACACGCGCCGAGATTCGCCGGGTCATCGCCAAGCTACCCGACAAGAGCCCGTCCGGGTTCTGGGTGCGACCGCGCTGCGAATTCCTCTACCTCACGAGCCTGCGCCCCACGACCGTGGACGCGCTGTCCGTCCCGGAGCATTGGTCCCGCGGCTCGCGCTCACTGAACGTGACGGACGAGGTGGACAAGGAAGGTTTCGCTCGCGACCTGCCGCTGCCACGCAAGGCGCTGGCCATCCTGATGCGCTGCGCGCCTGCCAAGGGCCCGATCTTTGGCGAGCACCGCTACGACCCCTTCGTCCACGAAGCGGCCAGCAAGGCCCTGCCGGCGGCCAAGGCGCGGGTGTTTACGAGCCAGCATCTCCGCTCGGCTCGCGGGACCCATCTGCTCGACGCTGGAGCTTCTCTTCCTGGCGTCCAGTTCCTTATGGGCCACAAGAGCGTGGCCACGACGGCCCGGTACATTCGCCCCTCGAAACGGGCGGCCCAGGCGGCGCTGCGGAAGGTTCGCGGGGAATAGCGAGGGACGAAGTCTCGCGCGCGCGGTTTTCTTCGAGGTTTCTGGGCTCCAGCGGTAGGACTCGAAGGTACTACGGGGCGCCCCGGGGAGCGGAAAACGTCGAAGTTTTGGGGACTGCTACCCCGGAGCAACCCGCCCCCGCTGCCGCTGGCGTGGATTTCGAGGGACGCACTAAGCGGCGGTTTACGAAAGCGCCGCTTAGTTCAAGCGAAACCGCTGCGTTGAATGACGGCGTGTTCCCGGATGGGAACGAAGATTCACCGGACAATTCGCAAGTCCACGGAGCGCACACGTCGCTTAGGCCTGGCGGTAGCTCGCCAGGATCGCGCGTGCCGGCCGAGGGGGAAGCGACGGGGAAGCTAGGCGGCGATTCGGCCGCCAGTCATGCGACCCCGCCCCCTCGGGGTGATTCCGCCCGCACCCGCGTCTTCCGTTCGATGTCCTGGCGGTGGTTCCAGCGACGGGCGGCAGCGCAACCCGAGCCGACGACGGGGACGCGGTAATGGCTTCCTGCCCCTACTGCGGCCGGTCGTGCTCGTGCGCGAGCAACCACGGCGGCTTTGCGTTGCCTGCAAACTACGCCCGCGACTGGGCCGAAGCGGAGCTCAAGGCGGAGCTGGCTCGATTTCTCGCCACCTACGAGCTCCGTGCCGCAGACAAGGCGGCCGCTCAACGGGCAGAAGCTCTCGCACGCAAGCGGCCGCCGTCGCTGACCGAGCGCGTGGCACAACGCAACCGCGTTTGCTCGATGGCGGAAGCTTGGAGGGTCGCCTGATGCACTGGCCCAGCTTCGCTGCCGGCGCCGCGACCTTTGCCCTCGCCGTGCTGGCCTTCGAGCTCGCGTGCTGGGCTGGCTCGCGATGGAGGAAGCTGTGAGCGACGCAGTTTTGGACGCGCTCGCGAAGGGCAAGGCGCGGCTCAAGCGCGGATGGTGCAAGGGTCACCTTGCGGAAGATGCACGCGGTCTACTGACGTTTTCGGAATCAGACGCGATTGCTTGGTGTGCAGTGGGCGCCATTCGTGAGGACATGTTGTCGATAGGTCAATACAACGACGTACGCAGATACATGGGCACAGTGGCTGAAGCGCTCGGCTACCACGGAGACCTACGTGTAGCCGCCTTCAACGACGACCCGGCCACCGAACTGCGCCACGTCCTCGGACTCTACGACTGGGCCGCCGAGCTACGCCGCCTCGACTTGGCAAAGGAGCGACCATGACCGCGCCTACCTGGCCTTGCCGCTACTGCGGCGGCAGCCATCTCGAGAGCACCACGGAATGCCCCGCGCTCGCTTTCGACGCTGCGCGGTTCATTGCTGCGTCGCGGACGCTGCTACCGACGCACGAGGACCGCGCGAGGCTGAAGCGGGCGCGGGTTGCGGTTGCGAGGGAGGCGAAGCCATGACCGCCAAGCCGAAGCCATCGCTACCCAGCCCGTTCGCGTGCTCGTTTTGCGGCCGCTGCGAGCCGGAAGTCACGCTGATACAGGGACCGGCGGTCCAAATCTGCGACGGCTGCGTTTGCGACTGCGTGCGGATTCTCGTTGTCGATTTGCGGCGGCGGCGGGTCGCGAGGCCGGCGGGGAAGACGCGGCGGGCGGGGAAGGCTCGCAAATGAAGCGCTCGCCCTTCTCCCCCGCGTACCAGCGCGTCCGCAATGGCCAGTGGTGCGCGGCGTTTCTCGCGGGCACGAGCATCCAGCAGATTGCGTGCTGGGCGGTAGTCAGCAAGGGCGAAGTGGAGGCCGCCATTCGCCGCGGGCTTAAGCGGCGGGCGAGGGGGCGAGGATGAGCATCGAGGATGTCTTATCAGGCGCGGCGCGCTGGCACGTGGAGTGCGGCGATTGCCTCGATGTGCTGCGCGCGATGCCGGACGCGTCGGTGGACGCCGTCGTGACCGATCCGCCCTACGGCCTGCACTTCATGGGCAAAGCGTGGGATCGCTTCACGATTGATCGACAGACCGCAACGAAAAGGCGCCGATCGAAGAGTCCGCCCGTGGGCAGCGGCGACATGCACTCGGCTGCGCAGACGGCGGGCGAGTACGACTTTCGACGCAACCCGGAGTTTTGCGAGTTCATGCGGCTTGTCGGCGCCGAGCTCCTACGCGTCGCGAAGCCCGGCGCTCATCTCGTGATGTTCGGTGGGCAGCGTACGCATCATTGGGCATGGGCCGGCGTCGAGCTCGCCGGCTGGGAAATCCGCGACACGCTCTCATGGATATTCGGTAGCGGATTTCCCAAAAGTCTCAACATCAGCAAAGCCATCGACTCCGCCGACGGCCTGACCGACCAGCGCGAGATCGTCCACAGCTACACCGCTGGCGGCAACGCAGGAACGCCGACGCGTGAGAAAGGCGGGACATACGTCACCGGTGCGCCGAACAGTGCGCCCGTCGAGCTCCACGTAACGCGCGGCGCGTCGGATCGGTCGCAGGCATGGGACGGATGGGGCTCTGCTCTGAAACCCGCACATGAGCCGATCTGCCTCGCGCGAAAGCCTCTCGGTCAGACCGTCGCTGCCAACGTCCTCCAGCACGGCACGGGCGGCCTAAACATCGACGCATGCCGCGTCGCGACCGATTGGAACGAGCCCGACAGGCCCGAGAGCTGGAAACGCAGCGGGCACACGGCGAACGCTGATGCGGAGAAAATCGCCGCGCCGCCGGGCAACGGAATCGAGTGCCACCCGGGCGGACGCTGGCCGGCGAATGTGATCTTGGGACACAGCGAATCGTGTCGGGTGGTCGGCGAGGGCCGCGTCCTGGGATCCAATTTCCAAGGCCATCCCGAGGGTCACAAGAACCAGGTCTATGGGAAGGATCTCCGCCCACGCGCGCCATCTGGCTACGCCGACGCCGACGGCCTCGAAACCGTCCCCGTCTACGACTGCGCCCACGACTGCCCGGTGCGGTTGCTCTCGGAGCAAAGCGGGGAGCTAACGAGCGGCGGACGCTCTGGTGTCGTCGATACGATCGGATATGGCGGCCGAGGACAGCCGTTCGCCGCGCAAACCATCGAGCCAAGTTCCGGCACCGCCGCGCGCTTTTTCAATCAGTTCGAGCTCGACGAGAAGCTCGACGCACCGTTCTTTTATTGCGCGAAGGCGGCGACCGCGGAGCGCGAGGACGGCCTTGCTCGCCTGCCGACGCGTACGGCTGGCGAGCTCACGTCACGCAAGAACGGCACCGATGGACTGAAGTCGCCGCGCGCGGGCGCAGGTCGCACAAGCAGCGGGCGACGCAATTCGCACCCCACGGTCAAGCCCGTAGCTTTGATGCGCTGGCTTGTACGTCTCGTTACACCACCCGGCGGCGTCGTGCTCGATCCGTTCGCGGGTAGTTTCACGACGGGCGTCGCGTGTTGGCTCGAAGACTTCCGCGTCATCGGCATCGAACGCGAAGCGGAGTACGTGGACATCGGGCGTGCTCGCGTCGCGCATGCGCAGCGCCTCGGTCGACAACAGGCGCTTTTCGAGGCTGCCCAATGACTGACACCATCGCCCCCAACCCGCCGAACGCGGCGACAACTCACGCGCGCCCTCCTCTGCGTTTCAGCGTCGATGATGCCGACCGCGCCGGAGAGGAGTGGCGGTTCAGTTGCGGCCCAGCGTCCATCTGTGCCGTGCTCGGGCTCACGCCCGACGAGGTCCGTCCGCACATGCAGGACTTTGAGCAGAAGGGGTACACGAATCCCACTTTGATGTGGGCCGCGCTGCGCAGTCTCGGTGCGAAGTGGCGAGTAACCGCGTCGGGAAAGAGCGAGCCGTTTTACCCGACGCCGGATCCGTGGCCGCGCTACGGACTCGCGCGTGTGCAGTGGGCGGGACCGTGGACGCAGCCTGGCGTACCGATGGCGGCGCGTTATCGACACACGCATTGGGTCGCGGCTGACGACAACATGGTTTTCGACGTCAACGCCACATGCGTTGGCGGTTGGATTTCACGCGAGGAGTGGGCGGCGCAACTCGTGCCGTGGCTACTGCGCGAGTGTGAGCCGAAGGCAGACGGGCGATGGTGGCTCACGCACGCCGTGGAGGTCTCTCGTGGATAGTATTGTCGCCTCTCACCCGCCCCGCGACGGCCGCGACTCGATCGACTGGGCGCCGCTGCTGCACGGAGCCATCGCGCGGGTGGCAAAGAGTCGCGGCGTAACGCCCGAGGACATCGCGCTCTGTATTTGCTTGGGCATCGACGCCTTACCTGACAGGGCCGAGGACATTCGTTTTTACGCCGACCAGTGGCGCAAGGGAAACCGATGAGACCCAAGTCAGCCGGCGCATCGCCGTTCACTCGCAGCTGGAAGACGACGCAACACGAGAAGGATCCGGAGAAGGATCCGACGCAGCGCTACGTGGTGGAAGAGTTCACGGGGCCGATGTCGTGGAAGAAACACGGCACGACCGCGACGCTCGTTCAAGCCAAACGGATGGCGGAACGCATCGGTGGCATCGTCCGGGCGCGCGCGGCGCGCAGCAACGAGGTCGTGTGCACGTGGCAGGAGGGCCGGCGGTCCAATGGCTAGAGCAATCCCCCTCAGCTCACCGACCGGACTCGTATACGCCTACGCATGTGGCGTCTGTCACAACGTGCGCTGCTCGGAGACGCTAGGCGAACGCGACGCGCCGGAACCTGACATCGCCGAGAGCAGCCGTATCAACGCGGAGGGGTGCTGCCGGTGCCAGCGTTGCAAAACGGAATACCGCGGGGCGCTGTTTGCGCGCGTTTGCCCGTCCTGCAGGCCGGCGCAGGACGCGGAAGATGAGGAGCGACGCGAGCGGTGGCGGATCGAAGCGGATGCGCGCGAGGAGCACCGTAATCAGTCCTTAGCCTCGGCGCTCGACTCGAATGCGGCCTGCTGTTTGCAAATCGTGATGAGCGACATCAGTGAGCGTTATTCCTGCGCGGGCTGGCTCGACACTCTCGAGTACGACCTGTGGGCAATGCTCCAGGGCACCAATCGAAGCTTTAGCATGGGCGAAGTGAGCGACACGGAAATAGAAACGCTGCGACGCTTGCACGAGGCGTGTGGCGGCTGGTGGTTTTGGCACCGTGGGTACGGTGCGACGTTCATTCCGACTGCGGCGTGGTTGGATATGTATGGGGCCAAGCAAGCGGAGCATGAGGGATGAGTAGCGCGCCTATCCGCTGGGTCCTGCCCATCGCTCTTTGCCCGTTGCAAAACCCGCTGCTCCGGATGCATTGGACCAAGCGCAAGAAGCTTGAGGGGCTCATCGCAACGCACCTGCTGTGGGGCAGACACCGCGTGCAGTGTCCGCCGCCCGGACGCCCAACGGTGACGATCACGCGCCGGAGTCAGGCGCCTTGCGATCCCGATTCGGGCCACGGGGCGAAGCTCGTGCTCGACGCCATGAAGCGCCTCGGTTTCATCCGCGACGACTCGGACGCGGCGATCGAGCTTGTGTGCAAGTGGGAACGCAAGCGCGGCAAGGGCGAGGTTGTTGTGGAGTTGATGACATGAGCAAACCAGTCGAGCGGTACTACCGGATCGGCGAAGTCGCGGCGTTGCTCGGTGAAACTCAGCACACGTTGCGCTACTGGGAGGATGCGTTTTCCTGGTGGGTCCGCCCGACGCGGACGGCAAAGGGCCAGCGCGTTTACTCGGCTCGGCACGTGGCTGCGCTGGCGGTCGTCAAGCGCCTGACTCGTGTCGAGGGACTCACGCTGCGTGGGGCGCGTCGGGTGATGCTGGGGCGAAGCGAATTCTTCGAGAATCGAACCATGGGAGACCAGTTGCAATGACATTGCCTCGCCGTTCGCCCTGGAGCCCTCTCCTCGAAGAAGAGCACCACTGCCCCGTGTGCGGAACGCCTACCGACGACACGAACGAGCAGGGCCGCAAGCGTACCTACTGCTCGTCGCGTTGTCGTGCGACCGCGGGCGCTCGTCGCTCAAGGCGCACGTATGCAAAACGCCGCTCCGTCTCGGTGACTTGTTTGCAATGCTATGAGCCGTACGCGCCGCCATCGGTGTGCGATCCCTACTGCTCGCTTCGCTGCGCGCACGGGAAGCGGCGGAGGGTGGCAGCGTGACGACAAGTAGGAGGATTAAGCTGTGAGCAAAGGCGATATTCATAATGATCCGATGAACGACATCGGCGACTATCCGGCACCAGAGACATGGGTTGCGTGGGTGATGGGATGGGATCCGTCCGTTGCGAAAAAGGTGGTCAAGCTGACCTTTGCATTCTCTGACCGCAACTGGGGAGCACAAATGCTTGCGCTCTGCGAGTCTCCCATTGAGCGCCTGTTTCTGATCGGCTTAGCTCTTCGTACCGGGGACGAGGAAAATCCTTTTGAGACCGCGTGGACGCAAGGTCCAGACGACCCGGAAGCGCGAGCCGCGTGGACGCCTCGGCTCTTGCTGAAACGCAACGGTAGGGAGTTGGTGTTGCAAGCGCAGCGTGTTTTTTACGAGAGCGATGACCCGTGGTCCAATATCGACCCGATAGGTGCGAAACCGATAGCCCGCGTCGATTTCGTCATCTGTGACGAATCAGAAGACCCGCTACTCGCGATCGAGATCGACGGACACGAATTCCACGAGCGCACCAAGGAACAGGCCCAGGCAGACCGATCCCGCGACAGATTGTTGCTGCGTTGCGGTGTGCCTGTCGTGAGGTTCACAGGCTCGGAGGTTCATGCCGATCCCATGGGTTGCGCCAGAGAGGCATTCGATCTTGCGGAGGAAATGGTCGAGCGTATCGAATCGATAGTCGAAACGAGCGTCAGTTTCGAAATCTACAAGAGGGACCAGCGGACCAGGAACTCCGAGAGCGAGGACTCAGCCGCAACCGAGGCCACCACATGAAGCTAAGCGACCACATGCCGGACGCGAAGCGCATGAGCGACCTCAGTGACAGCGCATTCCGTGTTTACGTCGAAGCTCGGTGTTTTTGCTCTTCCCGTCTCACGGATGGCAGACTTACCGCCAGGCAGGCGGCGCAGCTGTGTACCCGCAACAAGGACCGGGACGAGCTGATAGAGGCTGGACTTTGGGACGAGCTCGAGGACGGCACGATCGTCGACGCATATTACCTGCTGGACAACCCCCTGCGCTCCAAGGTGGAAGCAGACAGGCAGTTGGCAGCGATCCGGGCCCAGAGACATCGTAACGGCGAACGTAACGCCGTGACGAACGGCGCACAAGAGCCGTTACGTACAGGCGAACAGACGGCGCACGTAACGGACCCTGAGGCGGAGCTCCCCCCTCACACTCCCCTATCAGAACAGGAGAGCGATTCTGGGTCTGACGAAATTCAGGATCCGGAATTCGCCTTTCCTGACAAGCCCTTAGAGAACCTGACAGGCAGCGCGCGCGTGGCGCAGAAGCGCGTGCGCAAGGCGCGCAGAGCGGCATGGAAGCGTGTCCCGGAGGATTGGAATCCGAAGCCAGAACACGAACAGATCGCCAATGAAGAGGGCGTCGATTTCGACCGCGAGCTTTCGAAATATCGGGACTGGCATTTCGCGCGATCGCGCGTTGACCCTGACGCAACGTTCCGGAATTGGTTACGCGAGGCCGGCGAGCGCTCGCGGAGAAACGGCACCCGTCCGGTGAGTCGAGCTGATTCCCAGTTGCAGCGCCAGTTGGCCCGTGTGGCCGAGCTGGAAGCCGAGGAGCGCCGACAATGACGCGACCAGAAGCGGCTCGGCTCGTGGCAATCCTGATCGCGGCATTCCCGCAGTCGCAAGTCACCGAGCAGACGTCCAAGGTTTACGAGACCTTGCTTGCTGACCTCGATTTCGAAACGGCACAGGCTGCGGTCCACCGACTTGCGCGGACACTCAATTGGCTGCCGACGATCGCTCAGATTCGCTCCGCGGCCGTCGAGGTGCAGCACGGGGCGCGCCGCATCGGAAGTGAAGCCTGGGGCGACGTCGTGGCAGAGATACGCCGAGTCGGGGCGTACGGCGATCCTCGGTGGTCTGACCCGACCGTCGAGTCATGTGTTCGGGCGCTTGGTTGGCGGAACCTATGTCTCGGGCAAAACGAAGCGGCGGACCGTGCACGGTTCGTGGAACTCTACGATGGGCTACAGGAGCGCCACCGGCTCGACGCTGTGGCGGGCCGCGCTCTGCCGCCAGCGCGGAGCTACGCTGCGCTACCGGAGACCACTGTGCGCAACGTGGCGCCGTTGCTCGAAGGTATCGGGAAACCGATGCCACGGCGAGGCAACGGCCCATGACCCGCTGCGCCTCCCCGACCTGCGCCACCCCCAACGCCGTCGCATTCTGGGAAGTGGCGCCGTTGACCAAGCACAAGGACGCGCGGCCGATATGGCTGTGCTCGGCATGCCTCGCCCTGTGGTGCGACTCGAAAGGCGCGAAGCCGCGCGAGTCGACGGAGGCGAAACCAAAATGACCAACACATCCGACGCCGACCTACTCCGCCGCGTCATCGATCGCGACACGGAACGCCGAGCGGGCGATGAAACCGTTGCGATTTTGCATGCCCAAGAGCGCGAGGCATTCGAGAGCATGCTGCGCCAACTCGACAGGCCGATATTGCGCAAGCTCGGCGAGCGAAACGAACTCAGCCCGAAGCAAAAAGCATGGCTAATCCGCCGCAGTCCGCCTCGGCGTGCTCGACGTTGCGCCGGCCGCAAACGTGTTCAGCAGCTTGCCGCCAGCGGAGCAGCGGGCGCACAAGGCACGAGCGGCAAGCGTTGTGCTGCCGTGGGAGGAGCCGGGGTACGCAAGGCCTCTCCGTCCGCCAGGTAGGAAGCCATGAGCGACGCTACGTACGCGAGCCTCATGGAGGAACTGGGCAACGTCGCTCTCCATCAGCCGCTGTGGCCAGGCGACACGGTCTCGCACGCTGGCGCGTATGAGCTTTGCCGACTCGGACTCATTCGTAGGCACGAAGATGGCGGCGGCCACTGGGTGCTCACGGAACTCGGGCTGCTCACGTATTGGGCTGAGCGGCGCGCGACGAAGCCGCCTGGGAGGACGTGATGTCAGCCAATCACATGGTGTGGGAGTTGAAGGCGCGGCTCGACGAGCTCGAGAAACGCCACGAGCAGCTGGCCGATCTGGTTCTGAAAATGGCACGCTTGGCGCGCCTGCTCATGAGTGAATGCAGCGAAGAAGAGTGCGAGGCGATAGCAGCGGACGCCGATCGCGCGGCGGCGAAACTTGAACCGCCGAAGCCCGTGCCGCGGCCGCCGCGCCGCAGGGGAGGACGTGATGGGTGACGTGGTCGATATCGAAGAGGCCCGCGCAAACCGCGGCGTACCGTACGAGCTCACCATCGAGGACGGAGACGTGGTGCTACGGATACCGATGCCGTTTGGTGGACTGAAACGGGCGTATCGTTTCACGCCAGCCGTTGCCGATACGCTGGCGCGCAGGCTACTTGTGCTTGCGGCGAGCGCCCGCAACGAAAGCCGCGAGCCATGAGCAACGCCCGCAATCACCTCGAGTCCCTGTTCGCGCAGATGCACGAGAGTCAGCTACGCGAGCAGCTGCACAAGGAAGAAAAAGCGAAACACGAGGCCGAGATCGCGAGGATCATGCTGGAGCACGTGACGAAGCATCTTGAGCTGCCGGATGTGCCAGGGTGGAAAACATGAGAGCCAGCGAACGCATCATCGAGATCGCCAGCAGCGTCGCGTACACAGACGACAACGGGATGACACTCATTCGCACACACGACCTAGTCCACGCACTACAGGTCTACATCGACGAGCTCGAGGAGCGCGTGAGGAAGCTCGAGGCGAAGGTGGAAGGAAAGGAATCGCGATGAGCACAACGACGGCAGTGATCGTGCTCGCCTGTGTAACGGTGGCGGTCTTTGCAATTGCGAATGTGGGCGTCTGGCTCGTTGCGCGCGAGGTACTTAATCACAGACGCAGAATCGCGACCGAGATCGCCGAGACCGAGGCCAGCATCAAGCGCGGCGTGCGGCGGACAGACCACAGGTTCGAACCATGACTAACCCCTACCGCACAACCGCCGATGTCCGCATCTCGCCCTCGCTCACTGTGCACAGCGTCGAAGCACTGAACGCCGAGCGCGGTTACGTCATCCTGAAACTCATCGTCCACTACGACTCGTCAATCGCGGGCAACGTCGTCACGCTGCGCATGACGTGGGAGCAAGCGCAGAAGATCGGTCTCGCACTGGAGCGCGCGGGCGATACGTCCGAGGACATTGGAGAGCAAAGCCTGTGACCGCCGACCGCGACCAGCAGATCGCCGAGCTCCGCGAGACGCTTAGGTGGGCCCGCGTTGTGGGGACGTGTGGCGAGTGCAGGCATTGGGTGCCCAACGACGGGGTGACAGAGCACGGCCAGTGCGTGCGCTTCCAACAGGAGCCGGGTGCCGTCCTAGATCAGCGCTTGGCAACGCTGCCAGCATTCACGCTGTATCGAATCGGCGAGCGCCATGCGTTTTTCTGTCTGCCGACGTTCGGTTGCGCATTGCACGAGCCGCACGAGCCTGACAGCGAAGCGGCGCAAGCAAGGAGCGAAGGGCAATGAGCGCAGTCAAAAATTGGCACGTCGGCGAGCGGGTCGTTTCATTGCGCACGAATCGTGCGGTGCTGCTCTCGGACAATGGCCACCAGTGCACGCTGGCGACGAGCCGAGCCGGTTTGCTGGCGCTCGTCGAGGCGCTGAAGGAATGCGCGGACGAGATGCGCGAGCCGAGAGAGGACGACGGGACATGAGCGCCGCCAAGGTCCGCCGCAAGCTGACGCGGATGCAGAGGGAGCACATGAAAGAAAAAACCCGCTGACGTGGCCAACGGGTTCCTTCGGGCGCTTTGGCGGGCGGCTTGGAGGAAGATCCTACATGGCAAACGCTGTCCAGTCGAGCGCAACCGAGCTGGCCTCGGTCGTGCAGTCATCCAAGGAACCCGTAACCACCAAGCTCGCTGCTTTCGTTGGGCTACTGCGGGCCCTGAGCAATACGCCGAAAAGAACCATCGGGCTCCGAGACGAAGCCGCGCTGACGTGGTTCTTTGGCCCGGGCATGGCCACGTTCGAGCGCAGCGTGTTCGGTGCCATGTGCGAGCGCATGCAACGCGATGGGGCGAACTCGAAGCGCTGTCCAAAGTGCCACGGAGAGGGTGTCCTGAACGAGGGCGGATTCGCGAGCCGCACGAAAAAAGACGACGACCAGGCACGGCGCAACGTGAAAGCTGGCGGCTGGTGCGAGGCATGCAACGGGACAGGCGCAGTGCCGGCCGAGCGCGGAAAGCACCCACCTTGCCGGACCGGCACGATTGCCTGCCCGCCCTGCAGCGGGACGGGCATAGCTGGACTGAAACGGCATCGCAAGGGGCCATTGCGCGGCAAGCGGGCGCGCCGGAGAGCGGAAATTCTCGAGAGCGCGGCGCCCTGCATGCGCTGCAGAGCCACGGGCGTGATCGAAGTCGACCCGGCATTCGGAACCGACGACGGCGCTTACATTGTCCCCGGACCGAACGACGAGGCGTTGACGCGATACGGCGTGATCAGCAGGCGCGTTGCGATTCTCTCTCGCCGCGACCCGAGGTTGGTCGAAGTCCTGCGGGCCTACTACGGCGACGCTGGCTCGCGATGGGGCAGAGAGCGGCAAGGGCGCATCTTCGCTGTCTACCCGCTGACCCGGGCGGGCAAATCGCTGCTCAGGCTCGGCGGAAAAGCGCAAGGCAATGCGGCCAGCCTGCGTGATTCCGAACGCCTCGGTGTGGAATCGGAGCTCGAAAAGACGCAGCCGAAAGAGCAACGCCGGGCGCTGCTCGACGCCGCGGATAGGCAGGCCCGAGAGATGTACGCGCGCACTGCCGAGGTGTGGAACACCATCGCGAGGCAGCGGTGAGAATCAAAGGCAAGGTCTACATCGCGACCAACGAAATCGCGCAGCTCATGGGCTGGAACACACGCCGAGCTCGCCGCTGGCTCAGGCGTGAAGGGGCGGCTGTGAGAATCGGCGGACGTTGGTATACGACCCGCGGTCGTTTGCGTTCGGCGTTTCCCGAGGTTCTTGACCACTTGCACGGGCTTACGTGAGAAGGGGGCCAGATAACGCCACAGAGAGCCCCGAAGAGCCACAGAGAGCCACGGGGGCGCAACAGCTTAGGTTTTAAGAGCGCGCGGACGGGGCAACGCCTCGCGCGGGCTAGACCGGTCCTAGTGGTCACGTCCGAATATTCGCGGCGCATCAGTCGCGGTCCCCTCGAGCCGACGCTGCGCCGACCCCGCGAGCGCAAGGTCATCACGGCGACGCTCGCGGAGCGGAAGACGAACGCCAGGCGGCGGATCGTTCACGGACGGGCGGCGGTGCAGTGATGGAGCCGACAAATCGATCCACTCACGCGCGACCCTCGGACAATCCGGCGGAACTCAAAACGCGGGAGGAGCGGGTCGACTTCATCGCCGAGGTAATGACGGCGCTCAAGTGGGAGCGCGGCAAGAGCGGGCCGCCGCTGGCCAGACTTTGGGGCGTGACCGAGGCTACGGTTCGTGACTACGCGGCAGAAGCGTCGCGGAGAGTGACGGCCGATGCTGAAGAGGTCCGGCGCGAGATCACAGTGCGCGGACTCGGAATGCTGAGAGCTGCCCATCACGACGGCCAGGCCCGAGACTTCGCAGCGCTGGGCAAGCTACTGGCGGATGTGTCGGGCGCGAACGCGCCGGCCAAGCACGAGGTGCTAGCGGGTACACTGGAGCCGTCGCCAGCCGAGGCCGCACGCCTCGTGCGAGAGCGTTTCGGTGGCCACGCAATGAAAGACGACGATGAGGCTGGGAACGCCGAACCCTCGGGTGATGGCGGACTACCAAGCGACGCTACCAAGACGTGAGTATGCCGCGCTCGATGCGTGGCTGAGCCAGTTCTATCAGTATCAGCTGACTTGGATGCTCGAGCCCGCGAAGCGCGCGGCGTGCGTCAAGGCGAGACAGATCGGCTGGAGCCATTCGACTGCCGGCAACGGAGCCCTGTGGGGCGCGTTTCACGGCGAGCACACAACGATCCTAAGCAAGGGCGACAAGGAATCGAAAGAGGTACTCGAGAAAGCGCGCATTCACGCCGATGTGCTCGTGGCGCTCGGGTCGACGTTCGCTGTGCCCACGCGCTCGACACACGACGAGCTCTGCTTTCGTAGCGGCGGCCGAATTCTGGCACTACCGAGCACAGGCGGTCGGGGCTTCACGGGCAACCTGATTCTCGACGAATTCGCCTACCACCCGCATCCCAAGCAAGCATGGGACGCAGCGGTCCCGGCGATGCGGCTTGGTGACTTTCGCCTGCGTGTCATATCGACACCGAACGGCGTGGGCAACGAATTCCACACGCTCGTCAAGCGCATCCGCGCGGGCATCATGAAGCAGACCAAGCTTCATGAAGTCACGATCGACGACGCAGCGCGAGACGGCTTTCCTGTCGACATCGAACAATGCTGGGAAGACGCAAAGGGCGACCCGAGGCTTTTCGATCAGCTCTTCCGTTGCAAGTTCCTGGACGGCGAACTCCAATACATCCCGTCCGATCTCATCGACGCCTGCAGCACCGACGACCTTCGTACGAGCGAGGGGGCCTACTTCGCTGGCCTCGACGTAGGCAAGACGGTCGATCGCACCGTGCTCGTAGTGCTACGCAAGACAGCGGGGCCCGCGTACGTAACGCAGCATATCGAGACGATAAAACGCACAGACAACGACGGCCTAGACGCCATGGTGGAGCGCGCATTCAAGCGCTACGACCTGCGTCGGCTCTGCGTAGACGCGACCGGCATGGGTGCATTCCCTGCCGAGCGTATGCAAAAGCGTTTTGGCAGCTCGAAAATCGAGCCTGTCACGTTCACGCTGCAGACCAAGGAAGACTTGGCCACGGCGCTCTACACGGCGTTCGCGAAGAATACGATTCGTATTCCAAAGACGGACGGCGCGCGCACGGCGGACAGCAAATTCGAGCGTGGCGAGCCAGAGCAGCTGCGTGAGGACATCGCGTCGCTACGTCGTATCATCACGACCGCGGGCAACGTCCGCTACGACGCGCCTCACACCGACGAGGGGCACGCAGATCGCGCATGGGCGCTCGCGCTAGGGCTGCATGCCGCCATGACGGCGCCCACCTACGCGCGACTCTGACATGCCCACAATTGCTGACCTCAATCAAAAGCACCCGAGCTACGACGCCGAGAGGCAGTGCGAGCTCCGGGCAATCTACGAGGGCGACCAGCTCTTTGAGCAGCGGATCAAAACATTCCTGCTTCAGGAAGAACGTGAGCCACCCGAGCGCTACTCGGGGCGCTGCAAGCGAGCGCACTACCGCAACTACGTCGGGCCCATTGTCGATTTCTTTGCCTCGATGCTCTTTGCGTCGCGGCCAATCGTCAAAGCGCAACGCGAGGGCGAAGACGAGCCGCTGCCTGACCCGGGCGAGTACTACAACGAGTTTCGCGAGGACTGTGACCGCGGCGGTACGAACATTGACGCCTTTTTCAAGGCGCGCCTCACCGACGCAATGGTGGGCGGCGTAGCATGGCTCCGGCTCTCCCACGCGAACGAAGGCGAACAGCCCGCAGCGACTAAGGCGGACTTCGAGGCACGCAAGCTCGGGGATAGCTGGCTCGAGACGGTCGACGCGTGCGATGTCTACGATTGGGACACGGATAACGCGGGGCGTTTGCTCTGGGCCATTGTGCACCGGGTCGAGGCACGACGCGCCAGCCTGAGCGCGAGCCGCAACCAGATCACCGAGACGTGGGATTATCTGCTCCCGGACCGCATCGAGACCTACTCGATTACGTACGACAAGGACAAGCCGCCGGACGTAAAAGCCGAAGTGCCGCGCGTCGGCGGAGGGCCGCACCGTTACGGTAGCGTGCCGCTCGTTTGCTTGAGCTTGCCGTCCGCACTGTGGGTTGCCTCGCGATTACGTTCGCCGCAGCTCGCTCATTTTCGCGCATCGAACGCGCAATCGCATTCGTTACGGGCCACGGCCTATGCCATGCCGGTCGCGAAGGTCGCAGACCCGGAAGCTTTCGCCAAGGCATTGCACGGCGCCGGTTACGGCATCGTGATCGGCAAGGACGAAGACTGGGCGTGGGAAGCGCCCCCATCTGGACACTTCGCGGCACTCGACACCGAGATCAAGAGCCACAAGGACGAGATTTTTCGCATCGCCAATCAGATGGCGCTTGGCGTGGAAAACAACGCCGCGGCCGTCGGGCGCAGTGCCGAGAGCAAGGTAGCCGACGCCGAGCAGACACGGGTCGCACTGGTGGCGTTTTCGCGCGCCATCAAAGAGTGCATCGAATACACGCTCGAACTTATCAGCGCGGCGCGCGGCGACCAGTACGATTGGAGCGTAGAGGGTCTCGACGACTTCGCTGCACTCGATGTGCCGGGGTTGGTTGAGACGCTCGAGAAAATCAAAGCGATGGGCGGCGTGCCCAGTCGCACGTTCAACGTGCAGGTGAACACGCGCGTTGCAGAGGCCTTGCTCCGAGATGCGAGCGAAGAGGTCAAGGCGACCATTCGCAAAGAAATCGAAGACGGGACGCCGGAGCCGGGCGAAGAGCTCGAGGCCGAGGTGGAACGTTTGCATGCGCTCGCGAGCGGCTTGAATGGCAATGGCGAAGAGAAGCCGGGAGGAGATCGCAGCGGAGGCGGAGAAAAACCGCCGCAAGCTTTTGGCCGCCGAGGCCGTCGCCCTGCTGCTCCTCCGCCGTCGTCGTGACAGCGCAATAGGCGCAGGCGGTAGCGCTGACGCGATTGCATCACGTATCGAAGCCGGCGAGCGGCGCGCCATAGCCGAAGCCCGACAGCTGGCGCGATTGGCTGGCGTCTCAAGGCTCCGCGTCGAAGCTGCCAGCGTGGGCGTTAGACTGCAAAACGTTGGAGCGGTAGCGCGCGCCGAAGTGGCTCGCGACCTAGCTCGAGCCAAGCAAGCGGCGGGAAGCTTTGTGAGTCGCTGGCTGCGCAACGCAACGGTAGGCGGCGTCGACGCCGCAACCGCAGCAACACAAGGCAGCCTCCGGCGTATTGCCGTGACCGAGAGCGCAGAAGCCTACGGCAGCGGGCGCGCAAAGGTCTTGCGGGCGCAGCCACGTATCATTCGACTGCTGCGCGTTTGGGACGCCACGCTGGACAAGCGTACGTGCCCAATCTGTCGCGGAGCCGATGGCACGATCGTTGGAGCACGCGAGTCATTCCCGGACGGCGAGCCCGGCGCCGTGCATCCCTGGTGCCGCTGCACGTACACGCTCTTGACCGAGACCGAAACGAACAACGGACGCCTGATCGAGGCAGCGTAAGCAGAATGTCCAAGCGCACCAAAAGCTACGCCGCAGCGGACCTCGTTGACGTTGACGGCATCAAGACGACGTTCAGCGGCGAAACGAGCGATCACACGTACGTACCGGCCGATCTCAATGGCGCGCAGGTGCTCACGGGCGGAGTGCTCGACCTACCACGAACGGTGACGATTACGCGCGCCTCGGTAGCAAACGCCTACTCGACGGATCCTATTGTCGTGACCGGTCGCCGAGGCGGCGACACGATCACGGACAGCATCGCGCAACCTAACGACGACGGTAACGACACGCTTCTCGGCGCGAAGCTCTTCGATGTCATCACATCGATTTTCATCCCGGCGAACGCGCTCGGCACAGCGAGCTTTCAGATCGGCGTGGGCGACGTCGGTGCGCCGGCGGGGACCCGATTCGCCGGTATCCGAGCGCACGACGCTGGCACAATCAATGTGCGTTTCGGCGAGGGCACTTCTGGCGCGCCGACTGACGGCGTCCCGTTTGCGGCCGGAGACCTACGCTTCGATCCGGTGCAAGCGAGCCGCGTGCTTCGCACGACCACGATCGGCGTGACCGTCTACATCTAACACGTCACTACGACGTGCACGGGATGACAGGCTGCCCGGCAACTAGCCTGCACGAGCGACACGGCTCGTTAAACCAGTGCACAGGAGGCATTCCATGCCGCCCGAGCCCGACAAGAAAAAGCCAGACGACAACGCAGACGACAACGCTCCGAAATTCATCACCGAGGAGCAGTTCGGAGAGCTTTTCAATCGCGCTTTCACGAGCCAGTGGAAGAAGTACGAAAAGCAACTGCAGTCAGGCCAAGAGAAGTTTCAAGGTGACCTGCTCACGAAGCTCGATGAGCGGTTCGCACAATTGAAGCCTCCGCCGTCACCGTCGGACGACAAGCAGACCGCCAAAGATCCCGAGGTCAAGAAGCAACTCGAGGACATGGCAGCGAAGCTTGAGGCGAGCGAGAAACGTTTCGCCGAGTCCGAGCGTGCGCGCGCCGAAATAGAGCGGCAGCGGCTGTTCGAGAACGCGAAGACCACGCTAACGGGCGCACTCAAAGAGAAGGCGCACCCCGACTATCTCGACGATTGGGTGCGCGCCGTGGAGCCGCGCCTGCAGCTGACCAACGACGGTAGCGCCACACTGAAGATCAAGCATTCGCCGTACAAGGGCTCGCCCGAGGTCGAAGAGGATCTCCCGTTGGACCAAGCGGTCCCGAAACTGCTTGAGCGACCCGAGTTCAAAAAGTACCAGGCCCCGCCCGCTCCGCCGGAAGGCAAGGGCGGACGCGCGCCACGAAGCGGACCCGGCAACGGGACGCCGCGCACCAATTCGGACAACCCAATCGATCGCGTCGCTGCACGACTCGGCGAGCTCGGCATGAGTTTCGACGAAGAGTTCGGCGGCTGACAGAAGCCCGACATGTGCGGGCAAGCCAAAAAAGGAAGCAATAGCCCATGGCAACCCGTACCCTTGCCCTGACCATCCTCGCCCAGGAATACGCCAACGCGATCGTTTCGCAGATCAACCGCACGGCGATCGCTGTGCGCATCCTGCCGATGGTCGTAGGAGGCGGCAGCAACGTCGCGTGGGTCCCGAAGGGAACCGGCGCGGCGGCGGCAGCCATGGCCGAAGGCGCAGCGGCCGGCACGCCGTCCAACGACGTGCAGAAGGCGGCTGTGTTGCAGTGGGCGTACTACAAGAGCGACGGTGGCGCGACCGGTCCGGCGCAGGCCGCTGCGGCAACAGCATCGTCGCCGCGCGGTAACGCTACGCTGCTCGCAAATGACATCGTGGACAGCTTGGCGGCAATGGCGAGCCAGATCAACGTGCACACGTACTCTGGCGACGGGGCCGCTTCCCCGAAACAGGTCACTGGGCTCGATCAGGCAATCGGTGACACGACCAACACGTACGCGACGATCGACCGGACGGTCGACACGTGGTTTCAGCCCAGCGTGTTCAACCCGGGCGTCGCAACGCCGATCACGCAAGCGCAACTCCGCAAGGACATCAGCACGATCAAACGCCTCTGTGGCGAATCACCCACGGTGGGACTCTGTCACCCGGACGTGTTCACGTCGATCGCCAACACGTTCGACGCCACCCGGCGTTACACCCAAACGACCGAATTCAACGTTGACCGTCGCGGCATGATCAAGCTCGACGCCAGCGTGGACGCGGTAACGATCGGCGGCTGCACCTTCGTCGAGGACAAGGACGCAACGCTCGAGTCTGGCGGCGCGAGCGGGCGAATCTACTACGTCAACCCGAAGTACGTGGAATACGTCATCCAGCCGCAACCCGAGATTGCGGCGCTGCTGCGTTCGATGGGCATCGTGCCGGGCATGGTGCTACGGGCCAATGACGGATTCGGCGAAGTGCCGCTGCTCGCCGCCGTCGTCGCAATGGCGAAGGTGGGCGACGCGGACACCTACATGGCGAAGACCTACCTTGAGCTCCGTGTACGCAAGCCCAGCGCGTGCGGCGTCCGACGCTTCGCCCAGATCGACTGATAGCCCATGCTGCTGCACAACCAAACAAACCGGCCGCTCCGTTGGGAAGCGAACGGTATCGGATACGAGTGGGAGCCCTACGGATCGTGTGAGGTGCCGGACATCTGGCTGCCGCACATTCGCTCCCAGGGCGTCCGTGTCGACGTGTCCGCTGTTGCGCCGCAGAAGAAAGCAGAGATTGCGGCCCAAGTCGAACGCGAAGCCCAAGCGTCTTCCGAGCTCGTCCATGCGCAGCAGCGTTTAGCGGAAGCCGAGGGGCGCGCGGCGCAGGCCGCCAAAGCGGCCGAAATCTCGTCGACACGCGAAACCAAAGCGCTGGAACTTCTCGAGAATGCGGAAGCCAAGATCAGGACGCAGCACAAGCAGATCGAGGCCCTAAAAGCCGACGCGGCGGAGTACGAGAAGCTCTTAACTGAAGCCAATGCGCGCATCGAATCGCTTGAGCGCAAGCACGCGCCAGCGAAGCCAGCAGACAAGAAGCATCACCCGACGGGGTAACGCGCTATGGCTTTTACGGCCGCGCAGAAGCAGCAAATCAGGAATTACCTCGGAGCGCCGGCGGTCTATCCGGATCTACAGCATCGACTCGAGGGAGCTCTTGACACGGTCGGCGGGAACGCAGAAGCGGTCACGCACGTTACAGCGTGGCTCACCGAGTTGACATCCATCGACACCAATCTGGTAGTTACCGTTGGCGGGGGAGCGTCCGCATCGTACGGCGCTCTAAAGAAGGTCGACGAGATCGAGTTCTATGCTCCCGAAGATAGCGGGGGCTCATCCGAAAGCACAGTCGGAGCGCTGGCCCGTGGGCGGATGCTGATTCAACGGATCGCTCGCATCTTGGGCGTCTCGGATGTGATGCCGGTCGGCGATTACTTCGGCTCACGATCCACTGATTCGTCCGCCCTCATGTTGGGCTGACAAGGAAACCGGAATCCCATGGCTTTTCGCACACGCAAAGTCCCCGACGCAATTATGTACGCTCTCGTGGCCGCGCACAACGCGCGACAAGAAGCAGCGGTCACGAACCAGTTTCACGCGGACATCACACAGAAAACCAGCGGCTACTTCGCGTCCCCGACGGTCGCATCCGATACGGTCACCGCCGCGACGGCTACGGATCTTGCGACGTCGTTGGTGCTCGTGAACCAAATCAAAGCAGTCCTGGATCGACACTTCGTCGATACCTTGGCGCACGATACGGCCGTCAGCGCCACGATCACGATTGCCGATGCCACGGACCTGGCGACCGCGATTACCCTCGCAAACAATCTCAAAGACATGTATACGACGGGCGGGCACGTAGACGCGAGCAACGTGCACTTCAATGATGACAGCACGAACGTCGTCACGAATGCCGACGCGACCGATCAGACGACACTGAACACGCTGGTCAACGAAATCAAGGGCGACGTCAACGCGCACATTACGAGCGCACCGATCGGATCGATGGTCCAACTCGTACCAGCGTGAGCGAGCCAACACTATTCGTCGCAACGCCTCTGCATTCCGGCTGGCTGCATTACGCCTACGTAGCCGGCGCGCTGCAGGCGATGACGGCCTTCGCTGGACGCATCGCGTTTCAGGTTCAGACCGGATCGTTTCTGCCCATCAATCGCGACGTGCTGACCGCGCGGTTCCTTGAATCCGCCGCGACGCACATGCTGTGCATCGACAGCGACATCGGATGGACGCCAGCCGATGCGCAAGCATTGCTTGCAACCAGAAAAGACTTCATCAGCGGCTGCTACCCGAAAAAACAACCCAATCCCACAGTGCCGGCAAAGCTCACTGGGCATCGCCAGGGTGACATTTGGGAAGCGGAGTATGTGCCGGGAGGGTTTCTCCTGCTCTCGCGCGCCTGCGTCGAGCGCATGGTTGGAGCCTACCGAGCGCTCGAATATAAACGGGACGGCATGAAGCTCTGGGCGCTGTGGTCCTCGTTGTTCATCGACGGTGAGACCTACGCAGGCGAAGACGTTGCATTCTGCAATCGCTGGCGCGCTCTTGGCGGTCAGGTCTGGCTCCACCAGGGCGTTGCGCTGAAACACTACGGCGAAACTTGTTTCGAGATTCCCGGGAGCAAATGATGCCGTTCAAGTCGCAAGCGCAGCGCGCATACCTGTACGCAAACGAGCCGAAGGTCGCGGCGAAGTTTGCCAGCGAAACGCCCAAGGGCGCGAAGCTCCCCAAACGCAAGCGCAAAAAGAGCAAGTGAGGCGCGAGCTCCTGATCGGCTGCGGCTCGCGCCGCAAAAAGCTCCTGAGTCGCAACGGCTACGAACAATTCGGCGCCCTCACCACGCTGGACGTCAACGCCGCACACAACCCAGATATCGAATGGGATCTCGAGCGCCTGCCGCTGCCATTCGACGCTGACTCATTCGACGAAATCCACGCCTACGAAGTCCTCGAGCACACGGGGCGACAGGGCGACTACAAGTTCTTCCTGGCGCAGTTCGCTGAGTTCTGGCGGATCCTGCGACACGACGGAGACCTGTTTGCGACATGCCCCTCAGTGCAGTCGCCTTGGGCTTGGGGCGACCCGGGGCACACACGAATCGTGGCGCCCCAATCGCTCGTGTTCCTTTCTCAGGTAGAGTACGCGCGCCAGGTCGGCGTCACGCCGATGAGCGATTACCGCTCCGTGTACCGCGCCGACTTCGACATCACTTTCTCAAAGGACGACGGGCAAACGTTCTCGTTCGCGCTCCGCGCCGTGAAGCCATCACGCGGCGCACACGCGCAGGCGTGAACCGTTACCAGATGCTAAGATCCGCCCATGGAATCGCGTCGATGCGGCAAGTGCAAATTGGTTATACCGATTGAGCGATTTGCAAAGAAACGCAAGAGCGGACATCAGTCGTATTGTCGCGACTGCGCACGAGTTGAAAGTCGTAACTATTCGCGCAGGCTCAGTGCTCGGGACGCGATACCCAGAGCCGAATTCAAAGCTTGCTCGACATGCAAGCGAGTGCTGCCGGCCGCCGCATTCACGCTTTGTCGCAACAGACACGACGGGCTATCGCCGTTCTGTCGGGACTGCTATCGGGCGATCAGTCGAGGAGCTCGCGAGCGTCGCCTCAAAAGGACCCCTTCACCTGTAGTCGAAAAGTATTGCCACGGCTGCCGCCTGACGCTGACGCTTTCGAGATTCTCGGTCGACCTTTACGATCCAACCGGTCTCCGGGGGCTCTGCCGCATGTGCAACGCAAAACGTACCGCTGACTTCAGTAGGACCGAACGGGGCAAAGCACTATACAAGCAGCGGCGTCACGCGAGACGCGCGAAGATGTCCGTTTCAGACACGGACATCTCACCGAAAACCTGGCAAGCAGTAGTCGAGAGCTTCGGAGGCCGCTGCGCATATTGCCTGTGCCATGGGGCGCCGCTCGCAATCGATCACGTGGAGCCCATAGCCAACGGCGGGCGTCATGTCCTTGACAACATCGTTCCGGCCTGTGAGAGCTGCAACTCCAGCAAGGGGCGCCACGGTCTGCTGCAGATCTTGCTCCACCGTGGTCTTCTCGTGACGCGCGGCATGCTCGCGCCCGTGTTCTGAACAATGGCCCTGAGTGACGACCTGAAACCGCTCGCGCATAGCATCCGCGCGATCCCTGGTCAGCTCGGCATCCGCCCCTACGCCGTCTCGACCATCCACCGCACCTGGTCCGGCGGCAACACCGGCAACGGCACACCGACAGACACCGAAACGCCGATCACCGAAGCCGACAGCCAGCCGCCCCGCGTGCGCGCTCTCAGCGGCGAAGAGAAGGCGCTGATGGACATCAGCGGCACGGCCTGGGAGATCGGTCCCATTACGCCCGACTTCCCCGGTGGTGGCACGGCAATCGGCGTGCTGAAGCCGACCGACCTATTCCAGGGCGACGAGTTCTTTATCCGCCTCGTAGGTCCCGAATACCCGACCGGCGCTCTCATGCGCATTGTCGACATCAAAACGGATAGGGCGCTCAACTATCGCGTGACCGTCAAGCCCGTCGAAGAGCAGAAATTGTAGGGCGCGCATGGCCGGAGAGCTCTCCCTAGCCGAGGCTGTCGGCAAGCCGGCACTGCCGCTCGCGGCGTCCACGGAAGGCACGCTCGTTTCGCTCGACCCCGGGCGCGACATCCTGCTTGACCTGCTGGCTGCGGCACTCAACTACGAGCTTGCGCCGGTTTGGGAATCGGCGACAGCGGCTACAAATCTCGCTGGGACGACACCGGTACAGGACAAGGTCCCGTTTGCGCTGACCGAGCAGGTCATGACGTCGACGGCGCGCAAGTTCCCTGTGCTGTCCGTGACGCGCGCGGAAGACGAAGACTCAGCCCTCGACGAGTTCACGCTCTGGCAGTGGCGCCTTACGCAACAGTGGGACGTGGAGTACGTCCTCGGTCCGCTGACGGCTGGCAATGAGCGGCGCCTGAAAGACGTCCTGGCATTCGCTGCCAAGGTTGTGTTGCTCACGATTCGGCAGGGCCGACACATGAACCACGAGAGCGGCGCGCCCGTGCTCGGCCCGTCCGGCAGCGCGACGACAGCCACGGCCGGCTTTTCGAGCGTGCGCATCGTGCGCTACCGAGCGGGCACGGCGAGCTTCGCCGACAACAGTCCGCAGTATCACGGCATGCGCATCCGGCTCGAGACCACCGAGCTCACCGCGTTCGCCGAAGCGCCCAACGACCTCGACGGCGCATCGTTCCTGCTCAACCCGGACATCGACGAAGACGAAGACCCGGAGCTCTACCGGGCCGAGACGGAGTTTCCTCCATAATGCTCGTCAACCTCGACGAAGTCATCCGCGGCCACCGCCACTTCCTGGCGCGAAACGAGCGCGCCATAGACCAAGCGCTTACAACAGCGGGGCGCCACGGCGTCGACCACGTCCAGAAGAATCCGAAGTTTCAGCGGCGCACCGGCAAGCTCCAAGACAAGACGACCGCGAGCCGCATCATCCGCACGAGCGGCGGCAAGCTCATTCGGCTAATGAACCCGCTGCCGTATGCGGCGGCCATCGACACGGGCTCCAAGGCTCACAACATCAAGCCACGGCGGCGCAAGTTTCTGAGGTTCACGGTGCGCGGCAAGCTCGTGTTTGCGCGCAGCGTCCGCCACCCGGGCACCAAGCCCTACAAATTCCTCTGGCGCGCAACGCATAGCGCCCATCGCGTGATGGGTGAGGACTTGCGGCGCCAAATGACAGACATCGCGAAGCGTTTCTGACGCTCGCAAAAGGCAGGGACAACATGCTGCGCTTTCACGCGCGGCCCGGCCATTGTGTGCGCTACCCCGAACGGCGCGCGGCTGGGCAGCTCTACAACTTCATCGGTCGCAAATACGACGCTACGACTCGCGACAACGCCGCGACGGACGAGCCGTTCGAAATCGACGAAGCGCACGCCGACGACGACACGCGAAAAGCAGCGCGTCACCTCATGACGAAGTGCCGCGACGGCGACTTGCTGCCCGCTGACGAAGCGACGGCGCGCGCTTGCGGAGTCGCATTCGAACCGCTCGCGAAAGTCGCAGACGGCTGGGCGCCAAAGCCTGCGGCGAGTCCGGCGAAAGCCTCCAAACAATCCGCGAAGGACTGACCTAGATGCCGATCACCGGATACCCGAGCTCGCATCGAGCGCCGTTTACGGCTGCCGAGATCCTGTTCAACCAGGGCCCGAGCACCGCGTCCGCTGGTGTGCGGACGGCTATCTACGTTGCCCCAATGACGACCGCGGGCGACGCGACGGTCGCCACCGTCTACCCGATCACGGACGAAGCCACAGCGATCGCTCGATTCGGGTCCGGGTCGCCGCTGCATCGCTGCCTGCGTATGCACTTGCGGGCGAACAAGAACGGCAAGCTCTACGGAATCGCCTACGCCGCATCGAGTGGAGCCGGCGTTGCGACGGCAACCGGTACGATCACCGTAGGTGGCGCGCCGACAGCATCGGGACTGTTCACGGTCTATGTGTGCGGCGAGCGCGTCGACACGGCTTTCACGACGAGCTCTACGGCGACCACGATCGGAGACGCACTCGCAGCGCAAATCAACGCCAAGACGCATCTGCCGTTCACGGCTGCCAACGTCACCGGCACGGTGACACTGACTGCCAAGATTGCGGGCGCATCGCAGGGCGACGGCACTGTTGGCGTCTACCGCTTCCGCGCATCGGTCGAGCCCGGGAAGGGCGTTACCGCTGCAACAAGCGGCGCGGCTCTCGGACTCGGCACTGGCGTTGCTGGTGTGGACGGCGCTACGACGGAGCTTGTTGGGCTGCAGGGTGCCCTCGCGGCCATTGCTACCAGCCGTTACTACTATATGGGCTTCTCGGTTTGGTCGGACGGACACACCGCCGAGATCGAGACACACGTCGCCACCAAGAGCGAGCCCAACCCCGGGCACCGTTCGTGCGCGTGGACCGGCTACACCCACACGCTCGCGGCATGCACGACGATTGCAATCGCTCGCAACTTTCACCGGCAACACATCGTCTGGCAGAAGAACAGCGAGCACGACCCGGCGGAGCTCTGCGCCAACGTCATCGCGATCCATCAGAAGCACGAGGCGATCGACTCTGCATTTCCCGGCTTCGACAGCTATCGCCAAAGCGACTGGCTCATCCTGCCGGCATTCGCCAATGCGGATTGGCCGAGCGGAAACGACTTCAACGACGCCGTTACGGACGGCATCACGGCGATCCTCAGCGACCAGACGGGGAGCATGCTGGGCATGTCCGTCAACACGAAGAGCAAGGACGCCGCGGGTTCGCTCGACGACTTCCGCGCGACGGAACGACATCGCGTCTCTGCGATGGACTTCTTCATCGATCGCACGCTCACGCGCTTCGTTCTCACGTACACGTCGGTCGGATTCAAGCTCAAAGCGGACGTCCTCGATTCGAACGGCAACCCGAATCCGAATCAAGTGCTTGCTCCTAAAGTTCTCACTCCTTCGTTGTTCAAGCCCTGGTGGCTCAAGCAGATCGATGAAGCCGTCGACGTGGACGCGATTCTGCAGGACGCGGCAGCGTGGAAAGAATCGAGCGAGGTCTCGATCGACCCGAGCAACGTGTCGCGGCTCCGCGTGAAGGCGAGCGGGCGGACAATCGACGTTGGGCACCAATTCGAGGTGGCCGTCAGCGAAACCACGCCGGCCTGAAAGTAGAACATGGCGAACCGACTCGAAGACCATCTGCGCCTGCGGCTGCTGATCAATGGCGTGTTTCAGGTCAAGCCGTCCAGCGTACGGTTGCAACTTGCGCCGAACAACAACCCGGTGGACACGCTCGAGGGCCTCGCCGGCAAGACGCCTGGCAGCGGTCGCACGACGATCACCGTGACGGCGGCCGTGCCCATCGGCGGCCCGGAGTTCGACTACTTCGGTTCCGCGACGCGCGGCGATTACGTCGAGATGCAGGTGCCGTTCGGTGCGCAGTCGTACATCGGCACGGGTTGGTTCGACGACGTCGAGATCGGCCAGAGCACGGGGGCAAATACCGAGGTCAACTTCACTTGGACCGGTGAGTTCGCCGAGCCGCGATAGTCACATCTTCGCGCGCGAGCGTTTTTAGGCAGGGAAACGTGAGACGCAACATTCCGTTACGAACCGCCGTGTGCCCGCGTCCCCGCGTGGCCGCGGCGGCTTTTTTATTGGTGCGAACGTGAGCGCGACCGTTGTCGAGGCGTCGGCTGACGAGTTGATCCGGTCGCTGCTCGAACCGTCGCCGAGCATGGTGTTCCACCTGGATCGGCGAGAGCCAAACGGGACCACCAAACGCCACGCGCTCCGCGTGCGCATGCTGCGCATCACCGAGGACATCACGTGCCTTGCCAACGCGCAGGCGTACGCCAAAGAACGCGGAGAGGTGTCCAAGGACTACGGCGACATCTACCGCGAGGCGCAGGCCGTCGAGGTGTTGACGTTGGCGCTGTGTCATCTCGAAGATCGTACTCGCAACGACGGCACGAAGTATTTCCCGCCACGGTTCACCGATCCGCAGCAGCTGCGCGATTCATTCACGGCGCCCGAGCTTGCGCAGTGCATGAACATGTATGAAATCGTCAAGGCGAAGTACGGGGCGCTGGAAGACTTCCACCCCGCGGAAACGGAACGCTGGATTGCGCGCCTCGCTGATCCACTGAGAGGTGCCTATTTTTTATCGGCACTGGACTCGCAAGCCTGGCCGCTCCTCTTGTTGCACATGGCCCAATGGGGTCGGTCGTTGTGCCTGGAGATTGGGCGCCCGCTACCGAGCTCGGAAGATATTTCGGAGTCCGACCCGCCGAGCTCCGACGAGGACACTGGATTCTCTTCACTGCCGCATGCCGAGTCGCAAGAGGGCGATGAGTTGCCGACCGACAAGCTGATGACGGCGGAGCAAGCACGCGAGCGCGCGAAGCAGATGCGTAAGAAAAAGTAACCGATGCGCCTTCAATACGAAATTGCTGCGGTCGGCGTTGACCAGCTTCGCCGTACGGTGCGCTCTGCCGAGAGCATTCTTCGCGGTCACGCGCGGCAGACCGAGGCGATCACTCGCCGCGCGACCGGCTCAAGCCGCCCGCAGCGTCCGGGCGACGCCTTGCGCGGCTTCGACCAGATCGGGCGAGCGGCGCGGGCCGCAGACTTGCGCTCGTCTCGTGAGGCCATGGCGCTCGAGCGGCGGCGGCACGCAGAGGCCGTCCGGCACCGGCAACGCGAGGCTCAGGTCATGGCCCGGGGCCTGGCTTCGATCGGACGGGCTGCCCGAGCCGACGAGCTCCGGCGCCATCGGGAGGCCATGCGCAATACCCAGCGCGAGGCCGCCGCTAGAGCACGCCTGGCGGCCCGTACGGCGTCCAGCATGGGCAGGGGCGCCGCGGGCGCCATCGCGGGCGGCGCGCGCAACGTGGCGGGCCTAGGTGCCGGCATTCTGGGCATTGGCGGTGGGTTCGCGGTCGCGGGCGCCGTCCAGAGCCAGATGAGTGCTCAGGCGGTCGCGAGCAACCTGGCAAACCAAGCGGGCCGGCCAGAGCTCAAGGGCGACCTGCTCAAACAGATTCAAGGCCAGAAGGGCCTATCTGCCGAGGAAGCGGCCGGCGGCGCGTCGGCATTCCAGGCGCTCGCCGGCGACATCGAGGCGACTCAGCGCGTGCTGCCGATGCTGTCCGAGCTCGCGCTTGCGTCGGGCTCGAGCATCGAAGACTTGGGTGCCGCAGCGGGCAGTGCGTTCGCTCAAATCCGCCGTGACGTGTCTGACCCGATCGAGCAGATGAAGCGCCTCGCCGACGTGATGCGTCTCGTCGCCGCGCAGGGCCAGCAGGGCGCGATCGAAATCCGAGACCTCGGCCGCGAGATGCCAAGGCTAGCAGGTGTCGCGTCCAAGTTCGTCGGCGACAAAGACAAGAACCTCGGCGCGATGGCGGCGTTTTCGCAGATTGCCGTCGAGCGAGGCGGTGCGGCCAATGCAGCGCAAGCGGTATCCGGCGTGGAAGCGATGGTACGCCAGCTCGGCGCGCGAGGCACACAGCTCGAGCGCATGGGCGTCAAGGTTTTTAAGCGCGACACGAAGGGGCGCCGCGTTGGTCTGCAGGATCCGACAGAAACCGTAATCGGCGCGCTCAAAGCCACCGGCGGAGATATCCCAAAGCTTCAGAAGATCTTCGGTGAAGAGGGCATGCGCGGGATCGAAGGCTTGCGCTCGACGTTCACGCAAGCCGGCGGAGGCGCAAAAGGCGAAGCCGCAATCCGTGAACAGTTCGCGCGCTTCTCGAAAACGATGACCGCCGAGGACGTCTCCGGACGCGCGCGCTCGCGTCTCGAAGATCCAGACCTGCGTTTCAAGGAGCAGGTAAAAAAGTTCAACATGGAAGTTGGCTCGCGTCTCATGCCGGTCGTGACGAACAGTCTACTGCCAGCGCTTGAGAAGCTCGCGCCGCACATTGCGAACGCTGCGGACGCCGCCGCCAAGTTTGCAATGTGGTTCGCCGAGAATCCGATCAAAGGCATCGGCGCAGCCATCGCGGCCGCGGCCGCGAAAGACATCGCGATCGCGGGCGTCGGGAAGGGCATCTCATCTGCCGTCGAGGGGCTAATCAACGCGATGCGTCCTCGGGCGCCAGCTCTGCCCGGTGGCGTTCCGACGGGAGGCAGCGCTCCTGCGCTCGGCGGAGTCGGCGGTATGAAGCCAAACGCGGCGACGAGCATGCGCGGACTGGGTGCGATGGCAATCGGCGCCAGCATGCTCCCTGAGCTCGAGGCAATGAAGCCTGCGATGCTCGAGCAAATCAAAATGGACCAGGAGCGCTCGAAGACGGAGCCCTGGTACGAGAGCATTTTTCGCGGACTAGGCAAAGGCAGCGGAAGCGCTCTGGACGTTGCGGCGTTCGGCGGCACCAAAGGCAAGAACGTCGAAGTGGAGCGCCACGCCGAAGCCACGAAGCGCGCCGACGACAAGGCAGCCGCGGCGCAGATGGCGCAGCTCACCGAGGCCATGAAAGGCGCGGTCGGGCCGCTGCAACAGATCGCTGCGATTGCACCCGCGGCTCCCAACCGCACCCAGCCCATTGCCGCGCGATGAGTTATGCTCGCAGTGATGAAACACTTTCGGTTGCGCGGCGTGACGGTAGCGCCATTGCCCGAGGGCCAACGGGCGGCGATGATCTCTGTGCCCACATACTTCCAGGCACAATCTCTCACGGATGCGCGTAAACTCGTGCAAAACGCGGCGACGCTCCCCCTGGAACGCATCGATCTGGACGAGTGGAATGAAGATCACGGTTGGGTCGATGCGGACAGTGGCCCCGGCGTGATCATTGAGAGCAAGACGCGCGGCCCGTGATGACCGACATTCTCAAGCAACTAATGCCCGCGGGCTGGCGGGAAGTGGAGTTCCCTGTCTCGGCGCGTGAGTACGGGTTCGCGCAGGACCACGCCAAGCACCGCTTTATCTTCCGCAACGACGAGCTCGTGGAATCGCTTGGGCGCCAGAGCCCGACGTACCGCTACACGATCCCATTCCGCGAAGACATCGTCATCGGGCGCTGGAAGAACCTCTTCACGGTCGTCTACCCGGAGTTCCTCGAAGCCTGTCAGAATCGCGACGCGGGAGTGCTCGAGGATCCGGTTCACGGCGGCCTACAAGTCAAGTGCGCATCGTTGCGCGAAACGTTGGACGTCAACCGCCGCGATGGCGTTGATGTTGAAGCAGAGTTCATTGTCGCGCCGGAGCTCGAAGACCTAGCCGAAGACCTCGGCACACAGATCAGCACACTGAAAGGCGCCGAGGATCAGGCGGGCTTGTTCGATCGCGAGGCCGCCAAGGTCGACTGGCAGCAAGAGCCGTCGCCCGAGCCGACGAACGACATCTTTGGCACCATATCGAGCGTCGGCGATCAGATCAGCGTCGCGGGCGGAAAGATTACGAGCAAGCTAGCCGACCTGTCATTCCGAATGCAGAAGGCCACCGACTCGATTGACCGTCTGAAGAACCCTGAGCTTGCGCCGATGCGTTACCAGGCTCGCCGTGTGCAGATCGCAGCGCACGATCTGCAGGACAATCTGCACGAACCGCCGGACGTAATCGCCGTGTACGAGGCAGCGTCCGACATCAGCGTGATCGCGCTGGCTGGGCTGTGCCGCATGGCGCTGAAAGACTTCCTCGAGCTCAACCCACTGCTCGCGTCGAAGCGCCTCGTGCCGCGGGGCACGCGCGTGAGGCGGAGGGCGGCGTGAGCGTGGTAGACTGAGGTTATGCCAACGATCGAATTGAAAGGTGTTATCCGGTTGCCTCCCCCGAAGTCGCGGACCGGTTACGCCATACGCATGGACGGCGGGTTCCTTTCTGGCATGGACCAAAACGGCATGCTCTACACGGCGCCCGAAGGTAGCCCGCACCGCCAGGTATGTTTGGATATCGAGCAAGCCAGCGCCATTGCCGAGGCACTGAAGCGTTTCAATACGGAAGTCGTCGAGGTGCCGTTGTCTGACCTGACGCCGCCCTGGGCAGAGCCGGATTTCACATGGGAGCTGCCGAGCAAAACAGACGCCTTCGCGGATTGGTCCGATGACCGACCACGGCTTCACCGTTGAATTCGAGCACACCGGCGAGAAGTTCGAAGCGAGCCGATGGGGCATCGAGAGCTATTCGATCGACTCGTCCTGGCTGACGCCCACGGATGCCTTTTCGTTCGATATCTTCTGGGGCGAGGACCGCGGCGCCGAGCTCCGGCAGAAGTTCCGCCCGCTGCAGCCAATCAAGCTCTACATCGACGACACGTGCCAGCTAATCGGGCGCATCGACAAGACGTCACCGTCCGGCCAGAGCGGCGCGGGCCTGCACGTCGAGGGGCGTGACTATCTCGCGATGCTGGTCGACGGCAGCGTGGACCCGTCGCTGAGATTCAAGAAAACGCAAGACCTCGGCGACGCGATCCTGAGCATCACGCGACCATTCGGCATCACGACGATCTTTAGCGGCGGGTTCAACCTCACGCGCAACATACTCACCGGCAAGCGTCCGTACGGCGGTGCACCGTCGCGAGATTTCAAAGCGGCTAAACTCGACGACTTCAAGCCTGACGAGGGCGACGGCGCGTATCAGGTAGCAGAGAAGCTCGCGGCGCGACATGGCTTCATGCTGCAGCCTGCCGGCTCGCGCGACGCCATCGTGCTCGCCGAGCCCGAGTATCGCCAGGCTCCAAGCTACGAGTTTCGTCGCCCCGGCAACGTGCTTAGCGCTGGCGCCTCGCGCGATTACAGCGACGTGCCGACCGTGACGATTGCCACGGGACGCGCGGGCGAAGCTGGCGGCAAGGTCGGCGCCATGCAGCACATGCGCTCCGCATTCGGCGACGACGCCATCAGCGCGATCGGCAAGAACGCCGAGGTGAAAGCCATTACGGGCTTTGGTACGGCGCCCGCGGTCATCAACTTTCGCATCCCGCCGACGTCCGAGGTGGTCGCTGGGCTCGGCGGCTTGCTCTACCGTCCGCTGTACTACAAGGACAAGGACTCGCGGAACCAAGAGCAGCTCGAGCGTGGGCTAAAGCGCGAGATCAGTGAGCGACTACGCAAGACGCTTGAGTACACAGTTACGATGCGCGGGCACTCTCACCCGGACACGGGCGCGTACTACGCGATCGACACCATCGCCGATGTCAAGGACGGTATCGACGACGTGAACGAGCAGCTGTGGGTTTACGAGCGCCGCATGTCTAACTCAGGGCAAGGACCTATGACCGAGCTGAAAATGGTTCGCCCAGAAAGCTACGTGCTCTAGTGGCTGAACTCGTCGACGCGGGCGCCGCGAAACTCGACCCGAAAACGGGCGCGCTGCTCGTACAGTGCAAGGGCTCGACGCTGTCCACCGATGGCGACGCGCCGGACTACGGCGACGCGCCCGTGTTTGCAGCTCTCGGCATTGTCGCGATGCCGTACCCCGCCGACGACAACGGCGGCGCGCAATTCATCGTGGCGAACGACGTCACGGGGTTGGACGGCGCGGTCATCGGCGGACGCGATACGCGCACGTCGAAGATCGTTGGCAATTTGAAGCCGGGCGACACGGTGGTCCATTCGACCGGCCCCAAGATGGCGGCCCAGCTCCAGCTCAAAGAGGACAAGCGACAAGCCGTGCTGGTGAGCAAGGACACGCGCGGGCAGACGATGGTCGCCATGCTCGACGGCGTGAACGACAAGGTGCAGATCGCAGCGTTCGGCGGAATCATCGAGCTCTCGCGCGAGAACGGCATCGTGCTCTCTCACGGTGGCGCAGGGCTGCAAATTAAAGACGGCGTGATCTCACAGACCGGGACGATCGTCCTCGGCGGACGCACGCCCACGCTACCCGTGCTCGCGGGCGCATCCGGCCCTGCTGGCGTTGCGACGCCGGGCGTCTTCGTCGGCGCATGAGTCTCTGCGACTTCGCTCTGCCGACGCTCTCGTTGCCGACGCTAAGTATCGCGCTCCCCTCGCTGCCCTCACTCCCATTCTTCTCGATCGACCTCGACTTCGACATTCCGCTGCCGACGCTCGCGCTCCCTACACTGAGTCTCGAGCTGCCGTCGTTGCCTGGCCTGCCGATCTTCAGCATAGACCTCGACTTGCCGGACCTGCCGCAGCTACCGACGCTTGCGCTGCCTACGTTGAGTCTGGAGCTTCCGAGTTTGCCAGGGCTTCCGTTTTTTCGGATCGAATGCCCGTTGGATTAGCGCGGACAGTATTGGTCACGGGTCCATAGGCGTTGTGCGTCCGAGTCGCTTGCGTATTTTGCTAAGCACTCAGCGTGCAGCCTCGCTGAACTAGCCTTGCACGAGTCGACCGCCCATATCCCCAGTCCGAACAGGACGGCTAGCGCCAGCCCCGTCGTGATCAGGTTCACCCGCAGTTCGCGCCCGTGCTGGGTATGGGCAGCGGGTAAAAGCGTAGCGAACGGCGATTGCTGCAGCGCGAGCCACTGCCCGCCCGTCTCCGCCTGAACGAAGGCGTCGACCATTCCGCCGCGAATCCACCCTGCGATCTGAGACTCGTCCACGGGGCCAACGGTTTCACCGTTTCTGCTGACATACCAGCGCATCATTGGTCCACACACTTTCGACAGCACCACGTGAGTCCGTCCGTTACGCAAGCAACGCCGGGGTCAGACGTGTCGTAACCCATGCGCTTGCAAGAGTCCGTGCAGTAGCCTGTGTGCACGACCTCATGCGTCGCGTCCGTGTACGGCGCGCACTCCGTTCTAGGTTCGACTGGCGGCGCTACCACAAGCGCAGCGGGAGCCGCCTGTTCTACGTCCTCACTCGTCTGCGTTTCGTCCTCGTGCGCGTAGTCGCTGACCTCGCCGGTTGCGCCTCCGCAAGCAGCGAGCGCCAGGCAAAGCGTTACAGCGTGTGCGATACTCAACTTGTTCATTGGAAACTCATCCTTTCCGATGGGCCAGTGCCTGGGACGTGTAACGGCGTCGCCAGGCACATTCATAAGAGCGTGACCGCCCATGGCCGGCTTCGCAAACTCACCCCTCGGAATCACGCCTTTTGGCACAGGGACCCCGGCCGTAGCCCAGGCTCCGCCGGCGAATCCGCCCGAGGGCGCCCGGTATCTGAACCCGGCGACCCGCGACTACGAGAGGGACGACGAGGGCGAATACAAGCGCATGCCGGTGACGCGGCAACGCGTGCTGCTTGCGCTCACGACGCTGTTCAACTCGTCGAGTGTGCTCGTCAACCAAGGCTTGAAGCTGCCGAAGAAAATGGACGTCCACTTCGAGCAGCGCGTCCGCGTTGCTGTGCAAAACGAGCTCGCGTTTCTCGTGAGCGAAGGCGCGATGCGACTCGATGGCGTGACGGTCGAACGAACGACAATCGGCCGCGCGCGCATCAAAGTTGACTTCACCGATCTTGCAACGCGCGAGCGCGACTCCGTTGTGATCTGATGGCATCCGTCGAAGCAAATAAGGTCTTCGTACCCGAGACGTCGCAGGAATGGCTCGACGCCTTCCTTGCCGATATCCGTCTCGAAGCGCGCAAGGCAATGACGGGCACGGAGCCAGCGGTGCAGCCCGGCACCGACGACTATCGTTTCGCCGTTGCGGTAGCGAACGCCGCGTTTCTACAGGCTAGCTCGCTTGCCATCACGCGCTCGAGCGTGACGCCGCTCAACGCAACCGGCGACGACCTCGAAGAGTGGCGCGCGGCACTTGGTCTCGCCAAGGTCAAGCCGTCGCCGAGCGCCGGCAAGGTCATCCTGAGCGTGAACGGTACGGGCGCAATGCCTGTCGGTACGCAATTCGTTTTCCCGAATGGGCTGCGCGGCAAGGTTGCGATTTCGTATCCCGCCGTTTCGGACGAGTCGGAGGTCGAAGCGGTCGCGATCGACACGGGCACGGCAACCAACTTTCCCACCGGGACCGTTGTCCGTTTCGTGAGTCCGCCGCTCAACATCAATACGGAGGCGAAGGTCAGCCGCAACGCGCCGATGACGGGCGGACTCGACGAAGAGAGCGAAGAGCGCAAGCGTGCGCGCATCCTGAACCGCTTGCAAAACAAGCCTGCCGGCGGCAACTGGGCGCACATGCGCGAGAAGGCGCTAGACGAGCTCGCGTCACTGCAAGATTGCTACGTGTATCCCGCGCTCGGCGGACCCAGCAGCGTCAAGGTCGTCCCCGTCTTCGATTTCGACGTCGACAATCACGACTACAGCCGCGCGCCCGACGTGGCCGCGCTCGACATCGTACGCAACGCGCTCTACCGCGAGTTCGCGGATCAAGACGAGATCGTGGTCAATGCACCAGTGGATCAGAGCGTCGACGTCGGGATCAAGGTCTCGATTCCCCTGAGCGTCGCGGCAGGCGGAGACGGCACAGGCTGGCTCGACGCGGCGCCGTGGCCCCCACTCGAGGGCGGCGACAATGGGCGCGTTACCGTTACGACCGTCAACAACACGACACAGATCATTGTCAGCGCAATCAGCGCGACCAGCCCGATTGCGGGACAGACGCACATTTCTTGGTGGTCCCCGGATGACCGCAAGTTTCGCACGTATCTTGTGACTGGCATTGGCGGCTCAGCTGGCGCCTGGCTTCTACAACTAGACGCGCCGCTCGTTTCCCAGAACGGCGTGAGCGTTGCCGTGGGTGATTTCGTCAGCCCGGCCGCTGTTAACACCGAACGCTACGGCAAGAGCTGGATCGAATACATGCGCAGTCTCGGGCCGGGCGAGAACACGAGCGACGCCAATCGTCTGCCGCGCGCGTTGCGGCATCCGTACGTCACGGACGAAGACCCGACCGACGTCGGCTTTCTCGCGCTCAAGCAGATCGCCAACGCGCATGCCGAGATTACGCACGCCGAGTTCGGGTATCGCAGCGTGACGACGCCAACGGTGCCGGCGAGCGTCGATACGGGACCGAGCGTGCTCGTGCCCAGGCACCTGGGCGTTTATCGGTACGTGTAATGGCAACGCCGAATGGTTTCCCCGCGTGGGTCCGCGCATCGTCGCACGAGACGTATGGTGGACATGTAGACAAAGCCAATTGGATGAGCCAGGGCGTCGTCAACGGGCGCACCGACGTCGGGGCCGAGGCATTCGCGCGCATGGCGGCGGACCTCGAAGCCGTTGTCAGGACAGCAGACTTCTCATCGCTGCGCGTTGTATGTAACGACACGGTCCCGGCGGCGCCAACTATCTTTGTTGCCTATCAAATGAACGGCGTGCGCGAGATTTCGTACGCAGGCGACGCGGCACCCGCTGGCTTTCCCTCTGGCACACGCAACGGCAACAGCGACGTCACTCTAACGTGGGCATCGAGCTATACGGACGCTTACGGTGTGAGTGGCGACGTCAACATCAAGCAAGCATTTCCAAGCCCGATTACAAACCAGTCATTGAACTCGGTTTATGAGCTGCCGTCTGCGGTCTCCGTTCGCGTGCGCACGTACGTAAGCAACACGGCCGTCTTGGCACTCGACACGACCTTTTCAATCAAGATCAAGACGGGCAGCTAATGGCCTTCGGTGGCTATGCGCCTCTCCCCATACGACTGGGCGGCGACAGCGTTTCTGGCTGGCGAGCGTCAGAGCACGCTCGAGCGGCTGCCGACCTGTATGCTGCGGCGCTCACATCTGACTTTGCGTCGTTCACGTTCATTAAAAGCGGCGCCACTGTCACCATAGAAAGCTACATCGGACAGAACGGCGTTGGTGTTGCGTTCGCGCCGACGCCCACGGTGCTAGCTACTGGTTCCGTACGGTTCACGTGGCCGAAGGTTTACGAGAACGATTACGGCGTAGCGCTGCCGATAGACCTGCACAACGGTATGGCCGTTGCGGTTGGTTCCGCAAACATCCGCGGCGGCGTCCGCACTGAGACCAACACTGCCGAGGTATTCACCCATACGGCCGACACGGGCGCCCTTGTCGACACTAGGGCCAGCGTTCTTGTTGGCCCCAGCATTCTCACCGGCAGCCGCATTGGCCACTACGACGGCGCAACCGACAAGGTTGACTCGTCGACAGAGGGCGATGTTCCGTATGCCTGGATCTGGTATCAGGAATACGAGGCGATGCTTGGCTCGGCATTCACGAAAGAGCGAGTCGGTTTCGTCCATGCGAAGAAGCTCGCACTCGCGCGACAACACGCGGCGATCGATCGGCTCGCGGAGAAGTTTCGCGCGAACGCAAAGCCCGGCACAGCCGACGAGATGCAGGCAGCATGGGTCGAGTTGCTAAACGTCAAGTTGCGAGGCAACGAAACGAAGCAGGAGATTCGTCAGCGTTGCGCGGCTCGCCTACTGGCGTCTCGGGGACCGACACCAACGCGCGTGGACGAGGCGTGCGCAAACCTGCTCGGCGAAGCATTCGTCCGCACGTGGCGACGCTATGGCGTGACGCTCTCGGCGCCTCCGACGCAAACGTATTGGCCCGGCGTGAATCCGGGACCCGGCGAATACAGTCTCGGCGGCGGCGCCTGGCTCAGCGAACGAGCGCATCTCGTCGTGGAAGTCGTCCCGCCCGCGTCGCTAACGGATGGCGAGTTTCTGCACCTGGTGAACGTCGAGCTGTTTCGGATGCTCGATGAACTCTTGCCTGCGTGGGCAACGTTTGATTGGGGAGTCGGTGTGACAGACGGCTTTCTGCTCGACATAAGCCAGCTCGATTACGGAGCCTTGACAGACTGATGTCCTACCCACGCCTCAAAGTCGGCGGCTACACCTTCGGCGAAAAGCTACCGAGCTCGCACATGACGACGCTCGATCTCAACGTTTCGAAAGCGCTGAACGGCCAGGAAATCTGGACGTACGTAGACAACACCAACGTTGCCGGTGACCCGGCCGACGTCGAAACCTTTGCGTGGGTAACGATCGCGAACGACTGGACCAAGAGCGCGGCAATCCTTGTGGACGTGCCGGGCATGGTTGTCGGCGACGTACTCTTGGCCAGCATCCACGTTGGCGAGATGCAGCTGGCCGCCTTCGGTTCTTCGACGGCTGGAGCCAACTTTCGCCTGTACGCGATCGACGACCAGGCCGGTACGCCGACCGAGACATTCGTAACGGGCGCATTCGGGCGTTTCGCGGCGCCGATTGATGAGTCCGTAGGGTACAACACGCAACCCATACACCTGGCCGGCAAGCACACCGTTGCCGACGCTGGCACGACACGCATTGGGCTGGCGATACGGCTCACACTTGCGGGCGTCAGTTACTCCGCGATCATTCGGTCCGGCGTGTTCTTGAAGGTGCAGCGGGTCTAAGTGGCCGTCACAATCGCGACGTCGCCGGCATTCCCGACGACGAAAACTCCGGCGCAAGTCTCATTCGCTCTGACCGGCGGCGGGAACTTCGTCCGTGTCTGGCTCACCGACGCCCCCGAGGGCTCGAAGCGCAAAACAGAGCTTACGAGCACAGGACAAACCCGCATCGCCGTTTTCAGCGGCGGCGCCTCCGAGGTTTGGGAATTCCAAGCGGACAAGGGCGGCGCGTACCTGCTGGCAATCCAGGAGATAACCCGAGGCGCATCCAACTACGGCGGCGGCTACAAGGGCGACCCGAATGCGTACCCAAGCGAGACGCTGATCGGCGAGAGCTCTGTAACGCTGCGTTTCGGGAAACGTCTTGAGATGCCCATCGGCGCACGGTCCGACCTGGCGACGCTCGCACTGTGGGTTTGGCAGGACACGATCAGGCCGACGACAGTGGTGCTCCACGGTGAGGCAACACCGGCACTGCTCGCGCCCAAAACGGAACGGGCGAATGCGGCAGCATCAAGCGCCAACGTCGTGGCAGCGGTCATGGCGCTGACGGTGCCCACCAATCTGACCGCGTCCGCTGCCCTCGGCACGCTCTCAACGATTCTCAACGAGATGATCGACGACTTTAACGCGCACCGAACGCAAAGCGGCGTGCATAGCAGTAATGACGGCGACAACGTGATCGCCTCGTCGTTTCGCAATGCGACCAACGAAGAGTCGCTTAAGCGTTCCGTCGCCGAGCTCGTCAAGAAACTCGACCAGCACATGCGCAACGACAACGGCGCGGGCACCGGCTCTGCCGCCTACCACACGAATGCAGACATGGTGAACACTCTGATCGCGGGACCGCCGGGCAACATGGCGCAAGTCATCGGCTCGCTTGCCGACGTGTGGCGCGCATACGAGACACATCGCGTGCAAACCGGCAGCGTGCACTCGAGCAACGACACAACGAACACGCTCGTCGCTCTGCCAAAACTGCTCGACTTGCACCGCGCGTTTCTGGCTCACATTCAATCGCCAGCGCCTACAGCGCCGCCAACGGCGAATGCTGGCGCAGTAGTCCTGGTTAGCGGGGCCGGCATGAAGGAATCCAACTAGTGACCGCTGCAGCTTTCACGATTGAAGGATCTGCGACGACGGATGCCATTGCCGTTGCCGCTGGCGCAACCGTCGATCTGGCGCTCGTAAGCATCACGGGCGTCCGTACTGTCGTGTGGTCGATCATTGGCGGCAGCGACGACACGAAGACAGCGCCCATCATCACGCCGGGAGGTTCGCCGCTTGGTGCCACCGCAACGTTCACGATGACCACACCGGTCGGTGCCGCTGGTGTCGGCTGGCTCGTGCGCTGTGTCGTCAACGGTGGCAAAGACGAAGAGGGATCGGTCGTCGCGGCTCTGACCCATACCGGCGTCGTTGGCGTAAACAACTCCAACGGCTACGTGCCCTTCGTTTACGGCGAGCTCCATGAACGGAGCCCGACGCACGGCGTGGCACCGGACTGGAACGAGCAGCTTGTCCTCGCTGGCTTTGGCGGCGAGCCGATGCCAGCCGGCACTGTGGACGGCTCGACCATTCGCTGGGACACCGGCGGAGCGGAGTGGGTAGAGTCGACAACTCTCATCGTCGATGAGCCCGCGGGTATCGTCACTGCACGCCGAGAGTCCATCGGCACCGGCGCCGCCGCCGGCCTCGTCGTCCACAACCCGACGGCATCGGGCGCAGGCGCCCCACAGTACAGCCCCGGCCTCGTGCTCCAGGGCGAGGGCTGGGAGACCACCGGCGGCACGCGGCGCGAGGTCTATGCCCGCACGCAGGTGCGCGGCATCGAGGGCGCGAGCGTCACGCCGACGTGGGCGCTTGCGTTGGGCTCCGCTGCGGAGGGCACGACGCCGGACGCGGCGTCGCTGACGGACGTGTTGTCGGTTACGCCGAGTCTGCTAACGCTGGCATCCGGCGCGCTCGATACGCCCACAGCTTGGGTGCTCAACGTTGCCGGCGCGCCGCAACTAAACTTAAGTGCTACGACCGCCGACTTCCAGAACAACGCGATCACCACGACGGGCAACGTTACGGCCGCGACAGCGGTTCTAAGCGGCAACGTCACATTAGCAAACACTTCGGTCGTCACATTCGACAGCGACCCTACCGGGACACCTGTTATCGCGTTGCGCCTCGATACTGGAGAGCAACTGCTAATCGGGGCCGATGGTGCCAATGGACCGGAAAACATAGTTTACCAGGTTAAGACCGGGCAGATCCATCGGTGGTTTGTCGGGAGCACGGCACAGGTGCATCTCGGCGCATCGGTATTTGAGTTCTCGCCCGGCATCGACACGAACTTCGCGCTGTTCGGCAACGGCGAAGCCATGATCGGCCTCGACATCGCGGCGAGCGGTGTACGCAATCTCGCGCTCTTCAACGACGGGTCCGCCGCGATGCAGTCGATGGACGGCGGCGTGTACATAGCGAATGCTGTCGTGGTGCCGACCGGCAATGCAACCAACGGCGGGTTTCTCTACGTCAACGCGGGAGCGCTCGAGTATCGGGGAACGACCGAGCTTGTATTCTCGGCCGGGCTAAGCAATTTCGACCTTTTCACTGGCGTGACGCTGCGGCAGACGCAGACGTCGGCCAATACGATCCCAGCAATTCACAATTTCCGAAAGAGCCGATCGGGTGGAGCGGTACAAGCGAACGACAGCATCGGCGCGCTGACATTCGACGGGCACGACGGCACGAGCTTCGTGTCGATCGCTGGTCTCAACGTCGTAGTAGACGCTGCTGTCAGCACAGGCGTGGTGCCGATGGCGGTACAGCTCTACACGGGCTCGTCGTCTGCTTTTCTCGCCTCGCAGTGGGGCAGCAACGGCAGCCAGACGCACAACACGAACGCGGCAAGCACGAGTTACATTTTCAAAATCGATTCCAACACGGAGGTCACGTTTAACGACACCGTGGGCGTCGTGCTGGCGTCGGGGCGCACCGTCGACTTCGGCCTGTCGGATGCTCTCGGCGGGGGCGCGTCGGCAACGCTCGGGACGATCGGCGGGAGCGGGCCAGCCACTGCCGGCCAAGCGCTTTGGCTCGAGGTGAAGATCGGCGGCACGACGCATTGGATACCGGCGTGGGTGTGACAGGCGAGCAGAAAAGGCAGGGAGAAACCAATGAGCGAAAGATTCATCGAAGAGCGGATGCTGCAACTGTACGGGTTGCGTTACGGCATCCTCGAGCTGGCGACACACTACGCAGATCGACACGAGCTGTTTTCGAAGCCAGCGGGCGCACGCCAGATCGCGCGCATCATCACGGCATGCGAGGAAGCCCGCGCGCGCAAAGACGGCATCGTGGTCTGCCGCGACGAAGACTGGAAGCTGCTCCATGCCGCATCCGAGACGCACGAGAAAGCGCCGCTGCAATTCGAGTCGCGCGACCCGTCAACGAAAGAACTCGTGGCAATGCTGCCCGTGAGTACGCGGCAAGTGCTGCCGCTGCTCGACGCAATCGACGCCGCGCGCGCGACGGATCCGAGGCTCGACAAGAAGAGTGACGGCGCGACCGACAAGCCCGCCGACGAGCAGCCGGCCGAGGCGAGCGCGAACTGACCGCAAAGGGAAACACCTGAGCCATGCCTCTTCTGAACGACCCCGACGACCTATTCCAAGGCGCAACCACCGCCGTAACGGACGCAGTCTGGGGCACGCCTGCCGGCATGGTCGTCGCCATCACGTCGGCCGGCGCTGGTCTGCCCGTCACCGCTGCGGGCGATTTCTTCGAGGTCCGCGACCACAGCCAAGCCGTCAACAACGGGCTCTACCAAGAGAGCGGCGGCACGCCGACGACGAGTTCGATCACGGCAACGAAAGTCAGTGGCTCAGCGCCGATAGCGGCAGCGTCTGAAGCCGTGAACGTGCTCGGCAACACAACCACGAAGAAGAATATTTTCTACGACACCGCCGCACGGCTCGTGTACCTCATCGAGCAAAACGGACTCAGCGCGGACGGCGTGATCGGGCAGACCGTTTACTCGAAGATGATGATCGATTGGAAGGACGATCCATTCTTGATTGCCAACGCGCCGTTTCCCATGCTCGTCATCGACGCGGACGCCGGCAAGGCACTGATCGGCACCGATGCGTCGGGCAATTTCTCCGGCTGGAATTGGGCCGACAATCCAACGCACTCGATCCGCACGCGCAAGCTCATCCGCAGCATGGGCTGGAGCGAGGTCGACGCCAACGGCATCGTCAAGGCGATCTACTCGTCCTTCGTGACACTGGGCACGTTCGAGGATGCGGTCAACGATCTCGCGTATTACCAGTTCGGCACTGACACGACGGTCAACGACACGGTCGATTTCGACTTCGCCGGTCCCGTCAACGAGGCCGTACGCACGTTCCAGGAAATCGGCAACCCGCCGACGTGCACGTTCGCAACGTCCAGCACGATCACGCGCGCGTCGGGCTCGTTCATCACGGACGGCTACAAGGTTGGCGGGCAAGTCACGGTGCGTGCGTCGGCGACCAACGACGGTACCTATTTGCTGACCGCCGTTGCTGCCACCACGCTGACGGTCACGGGTACGCCATTCGACACGGGCGCAGATGCGGCGGCACAGCTCGCGGTCGACAACCGTAACGCCGTTACGCTGCGCCTGCGCATCCGCGATGCCGACCCAAACGGCAAGACGTTCAGCCAAGCGAACCTGGCGTCCGGCGGCGAAACCGTCCTGAGTAACAGGCTATTCAAGTTCCCGCTGGCGAACGCGACCGACCTAAAGATCGAAGCGAGCGACGCGACGATCGACGGCAGCGCGCCCTACACGGGCATGTCGATCACGTACTACGCGACGCCGCAATCATTCGGTGGCGGCGGCGTGCTGGTGGGCGGCCCGTACAATTTCGGGATCGAGATCGACGCCAACGACGGCACGAATCAGGAAGTCTACGAGTGGATCCAACGCCAGCTCCGCAAGGCGACCGACATCGACGCGGACGCAGACGTGGGCATCGGCCGCACGCTCGACGGTCTCATGCGTTTCGTCGGTGAGCAGCTCGAGGTGGGCTCCACGGATGGCGCGCTCACGTTTCCGACGAACCCGGACGGCGGCGGAAGTGGCGTGTTCATCTCGAATCTGAACGCTGCCAGTAAAAACTTCACGAGCTTTTACGACAACACGGGCGCAGTCCGGAGCTTCCCGGTCAGTGTCCCCGTGACGCTGGATTTCAATGCGACGCTCGAGGGCGACACGCTGGCGAAATTCACGCTGTTTTTCGATCGTACGATTCGCACCGCGGTTACCGATCTCGTTATCAACGCGGGCACCGGACCCAACGGCACATTCACGAGCGCGGGCGGAAACCTGCCCGACAACGCCGAGCTCACCGCTGGCGATTACGTGCGCGTCGTGGGGCTCACGGGCGGCAACATCGCGATGAACGGCATGTACCAGATCACGGCCGAGACGACGCCGGGCGACGAGTGGGCGGTCACGCGATACGACAGCGCGACGATCACGACGACGACCTCGGCAACGGCCAACGTCGATCAGCACCCGGTGGATTCTCCAGACGCCGTGATCGTGGACGACGACCTGGCCGCCGATGTGACGGGGTCGGTCAGCGGAACGGACTTCAGCTTTAGCTTTGATTTTTCAAATAACAGCCAAGGCGGAAGAACACCCAACACTGAAGCGCAGGTGCTGTGCAAGGCGATCGGGCAGCAGACGGCGCAGTACACGCAGAGCACGGTGCAGACGATTCAGTCGGGAGTGGCGCTGACAATCGCTGTCTCTAGCGTCCAGGAGCGAAATTTCGCGAATCCATAGCCCCCAAACCCTGCTACTCGACGCACGGTTTCCATGGTCCTTGCCGTCACAACCGACCTCACCAACTTTACGGATGCTGAGCTAATCACCGGATGGGTGGCCATCGGTGCTCAGTCACCGGCGATTGAGCCGGACTTTTTCGTTCAGGGTCAAAACTCCGTCTCACGCGCCGTCAGTGGCAACGGCACAG